TTCATTTAAGAAGGGTAAGAAACAGAATTTTAATCCATTTTTATCAAAGTTCTTAATAAATCCTATACTGCCCTTCTTTTTATTCCTCATTCTTACAGTAGTTATTCTATCTACTTCTTGGAGGAATATATTGAACATCTCATCGACAATCTTGTTTTTATAATCAGAACCTGTATAAGCATTGAGTCTTATAAATTCTGAAGAAGGCTTATTAGAAAGCATTGGAACTCTAAACCATGCAGGCATAAAGTCTATCTCTCCTTTGTTATGTTCAGACCAATATTGTGTAAGTAAAGACAGCGCATACTCTCCATCAGTCATATTTTCCATATAACTGTGGCTATTAAAACTTAATTCTACTTTATGACCAATAAGAGAATCCTCTCCTCCTATTCTGCTGCCATTACTATTATATAGTCTTTGCATCATTGAAAGTCTCCATCTTCCATCTTTATAGAACCATTCAGATTTACCATACTCTTCCATTAAGAACTGTTTAAAATTCTTTTGGTCTCTAAATTTATTCATTAATTTGGTAAGGAAAGAGGGAATAACATAGGATTGATACATATTTCCATTATCAAAGAATGAAGATATGGCAGTATTTTCCATATGGTCAGCAATTGGCTGTAGAAATTGCTCTATTGTTCCTCCGATGTCAAGACCTTTCTTAAAGGCAAAGGGTTGATAATTTTTTATATTTTCTCTTAGTACATCGTTTAATTTTTCTGTTATCTTTTTAAGAGCAAATGTCATATTGTATATGTTAGTATAGTCAATAACATTTGCCCAGACATCTTCTGGAACTTCAAGTCCCAAAGTTTTAGCTGCAATTCTTAGATATTTATATGCCTTTTTTCTCTCTTCTTCAGAAAGTTCTATTTTAATACCTGAAGCAGAATCTTTATAACCTAATTTCTTTTGCTCTTCTTTTTCTCTTCTTGTTTTTTCATTTGCATTAGCAAAGGATTTTAGTTCTTTAAGGCACTCTTCTAGAGTAGCAAGAGCAGTAGAATTAATTTCTCCTGTGCTTGTAAATAAAGGATGTTCCCCTAAATCATATTTTGATTTAATGGTTCTCATCATAACAGTTTGTGCAAAATGTTCATTTATAGGAATACTTACAAACTTACCGTTTTTATTTCTCACTACACAGTACAACTGGAAATGTTTATTCATTACTCCAAAGAACTGACTTTGGAAGTCTGCTTCTTTTCCTGTTTTATCTTGTAATCTTAATATTAATTGTTTCAGCCATGGGTTTTTGTCTTTCTGAAGATTTAATTTATCAATCATATCTTGCAGAGTTAAGGAGCCTTTGGTCCATCTAAGAATACTTTGGACAGCCTCTCTTTTATCTACTCTTTCAGGAATTCCCCATTTAGACAGTATTTTATTACCATCAGCGTCTAACTTATAACAGTTATGAAGAGCATTCCTTACTAATTCAGACATAGAATTCATGACATCCACAGTTCTTGCTTTTATCTGCCAATGCTCTTGCTCATCAGCTTCCATTTCAAGAATACTGTCAACATCAATCTCATTACCATCATTGTCTAATAGCTTAAGAGTTTGCTTGATTATATCAAATCCATCTTTTGCGTGACTTTTTGATATTCCAAAACCTTCATTCATTACAAAGTAATCAGCTGCAAACTCCATAAGAGCATCCCAATTATCCACAAGAAGCCATGCTTGTTTTCTTGTTTTTCTATCATGAATAGCCCTATTGCCTTCTGCATCTGTATGGTCTAAGAATATACTCTTAGCATAATTAATAAAATTATCTAAGCCTATTATAGTTACAATGTCTTTTCTAGACTTATCTGATAAGTCACTTGTAATATTTAATTGAGGAAAATACTTCTTTGCAGCTTCTGGGTCTTGTTGAATTTCAGTAATAAGATCACTAATAGAATTAACAACCAATTCTGCAGTATGTCTTACTTCTACAGAATCAATTATTGAATTATCCATCAGATTATTGATTTGTTCATTTAATTTCTTATACTGATTTAACTTGTCTACAGTTTTTGCATCCTTTTTGAGGTCTTCTTTACTTTTTGCAGCAAGAACTCTCATGATCTTCTCCAGAATCTTGTTGTTGTCTTCTTCAGAATTATCCTCATCTATTTCTGTATCCAATACTTCCAATTCTGAGATTTTCCAACTCTCATCTTCTGGAATAGCAATTGATTCTGTTAGTCCTGCCAGTCTTTCAAAATTAGGCAGGCTTACAGTTGTTTTAGGAGATTCTTCAGGCATGTTATCAGTATTAAGAGGAGTATTTTCTAAACGTCCTTCTTTTCCTTTTATTGCCTCAGAGACAAAATTCTCAAAAGAAACAAATCCTCTATCTTCATTTCCAGAATATATGAGTGTTATCTTTTTATACTTAGAGAGAGTATTAAGATTATTGAATTCTTTATCTACAGAAAGAGTGGCAGGATACTGTTGTCCTTCTATTTGGATATTTATCATATATCCATCATCAATTTCAAGAATAGATACAATTTCTCCTGTTTCTTCACCCTCAACAGTCTCTCCATTTTGTTTGTACTTAGTAGCTACTACTACATCTTTTCCTTTAACAGCTTCGAATATTTTATCAGCTGAAGTAGTTTTAGACTTTTCTTCATAGGATACTACGTCTCCCTTTAAATTAGTAGCATTAATAAGGTCTCTTAAAGTCATGTGATTGAAGTCAGCTAAGGTCAAACTCTTTAACTGATCATCTGTAAATGCTCCAAATGTTTCAGCTAATGCTTTCCACATATCAAGCATCCACTTCTTTAATTTTGCAATGATGCCTTTTTCTCCTTGTTCTATAGCTTTTTCTAGTATAAACTTAGAGCCTTGTTCTCCTACAAGTCTTGAATGTACTTCAGAAGCAATCAGAAACTCTAATTTTTCAGGTTTCATTTTACCTTCTTCTACTTTCTTTTTCCATTTTAAGCCATAGTTAGGATCATTTTCAATTTCTTGCCATAAAGAAACCTTCTTTCCTTCTTTTACATAAAGGAATTTCTTTAGTAATTCTACTCCTCGCTTCCAGAGTTTTGGATTTCTTTTTGCTACAGCATTATCCCAAATATGAGTGTATTCATGAATAGGATGTTCTAAGTCTATGATATCTTCATCAAGATACATTTCATCAGTTTCTGGATCTATGAAGCCATAGATTTTTACTTCTCCAGTTGTGGTTTTGAGGATATAGAAGGGAAGATTTTTATCCTTTATTTCTTGGGCTACATTTTGCTTATTCTTGCTTGGAATAACATCAATATAGTGAAGCACACCGTCTCTTGTTTTCAGCACATTTACTGATCGTGCGTCTTCTATAATTTCTTCTGTTTCAGTATTTTCATAAATAGGACCATAGTCACCTTCTCCTTTATATTCAAATCCTCTTTTTTCCATATCAGCTTTGATTTCAGCAGTAGTGGCTATAATAGCATCTTTGATGTGAGGCTGTCTGAGAAGAAGCCTAAATTCTCCTTGTTGAGTTTGCCCTACACCTATTATTTCTATTTGGCAAGTTGGGTCAAATTCATTTTGTAAAAGGATTCTTTCTATAGCTTCAGCTAAGTCAAATTTTGCAGTAGAAAGACTTTGGAGTTTTATGGCACTATTTCCTATAAAATATACACTGGATTCAGTACCACTTTTTGGGGAGGGCTCCCCATACCTTTCTTTAGCTATGACTTCTATTTGTTCTTGCCATTCTCCTGTTTTTTGGAGGTATCTTCTGACCAGATTGAGGGTCTTTTCCACCTGTCCCGATCTGCCTGAAGTTCTATATCTTTCTCTGCCAAATCGTGATAATGTTGTGAGTATGGTGGCAAGTCTATTCTGTCCCAAAACTTGGCTATCTGTACCTTTGATTCTGATTTCTCCATTTTGAATTCTATTTATTAGTTCATTAAATATTTCTATAGTAGTATCATCAAGTTTATTATCTGATTCAAGTTGTTGTGCAAGATTATTGAGAAATATATTTGCTTGTTGCAAAGATATAACATCATCCCTGCTTTCTGCAAATTTTTCATCAAAAATATTAGCATCATCTGCGACTGCCAATTGAATATCATCATTCTCAGTAGAGAATGTACCAATGTTATCAGTGGCTGATTTTATTTGATTAGGCTTTTTTGCTGCATACCAAACTGTTTCATCATCAAAACGATGAATCATTCCATCATTTTTAGATGTCATGTCTCCTTCAGAAGGATTAAAGACAGCCAAGAAGACGGGCATGTTGATATTACCTAAGGAAGTGCCTTTCGAGTTAGCAAAATAGAAACCTTTACCAAATATATTGCTTCCGGTTAAAGTAGCAAGGAAAGCTCTAAATTTGGAGAATTTAGTAAACTCATTTTTAGTATTATGGTAAACTACTAACGGTTCACCATTCTCATCTACTACTTTTGAGGCATTAGTAGAGTCATTTATCCAATCTCCAAACCATTTGATGAAATTCTTGGTTCTGACTTGCAGCCACTGTCTCTCATTAAGATTGGACTTTTTGCCATTAGGAGCAAGCATGAAAGTGCCGTCTGCAAGAGCCCTTTCTTTTATCTCTTGCATTTCTCTCTGTTCTTCAAATGCTTGTCTTATTCTATCATAGCCTTCTTGGGGATGCTCTCTGAAGAATTTGTCCATAGCATCCCTCCATCTGACGTTTGTAATATTAGCATTGATATGAGTAGTAAACTGAGATATAAGAGACTGCTTTATAGCATAGTTTTTGACATCCTCTTTAGACAGCATCCATTGGCCCACAGTTACACCGTCAATTGTTTTGTCAAAATACATTGCTCCAGCTTCTCTTAAAGCATCTGCTAATGCTTTTTCTCCTTCGTTAAGGTTATCAGATGCAATATTTGTAATACTATCTGTAATAAGTACTGCTCCTTGTCTTATAGCTTTTAAAGCCTCTCTTATAGTACGTTGCTGTTCTCTTTGTCTAATCTCTTCTGTTCCTTCTTTTCCTGGGATACTTACAAAGACAGTATCTCTTTCATCATATTGTCCTGTATTGGCTTTGTCTCCTGCTTGTTTTGCATATTCTGCAGTAGGAGAGTTTTCTATACCTTCAGCAAATCCAATAAATTTATTAGTTATGCTTCTCTTTACAGCAATAGCTTTATCTGTAGATATTAGAGGAGTGCTATCAGAAGGTGTATCCTCTGTAGATTGTCTGGTCTGCTGAGTGGGAGAACTATTAATAGATTGTAATGCCAATCCATAGCCTTTATATCCTTCTCTAGTATTTTTTTGTATCTCTGAAATGATACCAAATCTATTCTTTAATTCAGCTTGCAGCCATTCTGCAAATCTATAAGGCAAAGCAGCTTTACCTTTACCCATTTGTCCAGGAAATACTATTTTCTTTAGACCAGATGCTTCAAGTCTTTGGAACATAGCAAGGTTAGCTGCTTTAAATAGTTCAAAGTCATCATCGGTATCTTTAAATTGTCCTTCTTCTTGTAAAAATCTGACTTGCCCTTTTTTCTGCTGATACTTCTTTACAATAATACCAAAAGCATTAGGAGAAAGTTGTATTTGTCCTCTATCCTTAATTGCTCTAATACCTGCTTGATTATCTCCCCCCATGTCAGAGACATCTAACTTTACTTTGTCTCCTTTAAGATAGCCGTCTTCTATCCAAGAATCATCAAGTCCTAATGCTACAGCATTTGCTTGAGCATTTTCAGTAAATATATAAGCAGTATCTGTATTATTTTGAGGATCTCCTTTTCTGTATTTAGTAGAAGTAATCTGTATTTGTTTATCTCCTATAGTTACCCACTCTCCCACATTACCTGTGTTTTTAGTTGTAGAAGTGTCAGAAGTAGGCGAAGCAGGAGAAATATTAGATGTAGTAGTAGGAGCCTTATCTAAAGCAGTTTTAAAGGCTTGCTCTGCTAAGCCTAATATAATACCTCGCATAGTAGATTTATTGTCTACATATACAATTTCTCCTGTTCTCTCAGATATAATATCTTGAGTATTAGTTACAACATATCCATAACCTCTGTAATTGACAACTACTGCTCTTCCTTCTCTAATAGCAAGATTAGCAAATATTTTATTTCTATGAGTTCTTTGTGTCTCTTTATTTGCAAAAACCTCTTTGCCTTCTTCATTATAGATATGCTCTCCTTCTACATAATAGTTTCTTCTTGGTTGCCCAGGAGATCTATAAGATATTTCTCTTCTTCCAGGAAGCTCTTTAATATCTTGAGCTTTCTTCCAAGTTTCAGATAAAGCTGTTTGTGTTTTTTCTTTTGCTGCCTGTGTTAAATCAGAATAGAGTCTATACTTATATCCTTTTTCTTTTAAATAAGCAATTAAGTTACTGTCTTCTCTTTCTACTAAGAATGTAGCCTCTTTAAAGGAGTCTATAGCAATTGTAGTATCTATATCTACAGGTTGGTTTATTCTTCCAGATTCTCTTCTAAGTAAAATTGTAGAAGGTTTCCAGCCCTCGCTATACAAGTCTCTATTAGTAACTGACATAACAGCTTTAGATCCTGAAGTATATCCTACATTATAAGATACTTGTCCATCATAAGGCTCTTCCTGAGGCCCTCTTTCTGGTTTATGACCTTTGGTTGTAATAGCATTTAAGACTTTTACTGTAGGGGTGTCTTCTCTTACAACAAATTTATTCCCAACTTTTTTATAAGGACTCCTATCAACTTCACCTATAAATCCTTCCGCCTGTAAGGTAGCATCTGAAGTAGTTAATACCTCCTTATTTTCATCCTCTTTATTAGAGTCTTCTCTTACAGAAGAATTCTGTAAGTGATTGAGAGGAGAATCTTCTACTTCTACATTAGTAGAAATAATAGTAGCAGTAGTAGTAGCTCTAGACACAGCTACATATTTTAACTGCTGTCTAATATTTGCTAATTCTGATGCTGTCTTCTCTTCTGTAGAGGATTGAGTTCTTTGTTTGGTTTTCATTGGTTCATTAGGAGCAGAAGCCATAAGGGAACCAGTATTAATTCCCATGCTTTCTGCAATTTTTCTCCAATTAAATCCAATAGGCTTCTTTTCTCCTTGAGGGATAATATCCTCATTGGCAGCCCGTGCATCTGCTTCTGATAAGTCTGGTCTAGAAGCCTCTTCCATAGCTTCTTCAACAGTACCCATAGCCTGCCTTTCTCCATCCTCTTTTAATCCTTCTGCTGTAGATATATCTACATCATCAATGAGTACATGAGTAAAAGTAGAACCTTGAGATTTATGTACAGTCATAGCATAGCCAAAGTCAATGACTTTTTCTTGGATAGTTCTATCTCCAATCATTATATCAGCATTGACAAAGTTATACTTGCCTAATCTATAAAACTCTTTGAATAATTGTTTTCTAATAGTTGCATCTTTAGTTGCAATTGCTTTTGCCCAAAGATCATCCCTTATCTGAGCTAGTTTTAAAGCTTGCTCATAGTTTTTTTGATTACCTTTTACATCTATATATTCAAAAGTATCTAATTCACCTAAAGCATCTTTTAGAGTTATAGGAATTATATCAAACTCAAAACTTATTATTTCTTCATTTTTATAAGTATGATCTTTAACTGTTCTTACTTCTCCTACATTAGTAACAGTATAAGATTCAGAATTTACAAATCTATAAGTATTCTCTCCCCTTCCTTTCTGTCCCCAATTTTGATATCCTACAACAGGTTCTCCAATTCTAGGTATATAATCATGATACCCTAAAAGATCTCTTACTATTTTATTGTAATTTTCTACTGCCGCCTTATGATATGCTAAGATTCTAAAAGAGTCTGCGTCCTCTTTTAATCTAGGAATAAAGTGACGTATTACCTTATTAATTTCTTGTCTATTTGAGGATTTAATATAAGCAACTCCTTCTCCTTTAGGATTAAATTTAGATCTTTTAGTAAGAGGCCTGTTATTACGGAGATTTGTTGCTTCTTCTAGAATAGCATTATCTCCAGTCCTTTCAACTTTTTTTAATTTGAGGAGATTGCTCTTATAAGTATTATCTCTAAATACAATTGAAATCCTATCTTCTCCAACAGGAGCTAACTGAGCTTCATCTCCTACAAATATTATTTTAAGCCCAACAGCTTCGGCTGTATTTATTATTTTCTTATACAGCTTCTCATTAATCATAGAAGCCTCGTCTATAACAACAATGCTTCCTTCAGGAAGTTTATCTGTGTCTCCTTGAGCTAGAAGATGTGCTTTAGTATCAAATTGCTTGGTATCATCAGCAGCTAAGTAAAGGTTAAGTACTCTATGGATGGTAGTAGTCCAGAAATCTCCTACTCTAGAAACTTTTTTCTTTAATACTCCAGCAGCCTTATTAGTTGTAGCAGAAAATATTATATTTTTTCCCTTTTCTTTCTGTATTTTAGCAGCAAGAATTTCCATAAGAGAAGTTTTTCCTGTACCGGCATATCCTGATAATGTCATTACATTATTGTCAGGATTAGAAGAATGGATAAAAGCATCCATAGCAAGAAGAGCATCTTGCTGTTCATTGTTTAACTGAAAAGGTGTTTCTACAGTTATTCCATCTTTGAAGGTAAAAGTGTGTCTTACTGATTCTACTGATAATTGAATATCATCATTTTCTTCTATATCAGTTGCTGTGTTAGCATTTGTTCTAGAAGTCTGCTGCATCTGTTCAGTAGATATGCCTTGAGAGTGTAATAAATTCTCAAAATCTTCTTGCTCTCTATCCATAAGAGAGATTTCATCAAGAATTTGCTTTTTAGTCATTTTATCAATGGCTTCTATCAAACTCTTAGTTTCTTCAGAAGATATGTTACTATGTTGAATAAGATTTTTATAAGCAGTTTTTAATTCTTCCTCATCCATGAAGACAAACTGTCTCTTATTACTATCATGGATTTGTAGTAATGAATTTCTTGATGTATGGCTTAATGTCATTCCAAAATGGTTTCTTCCAGCACTAGAATTTTTATTGAGAAAATCTTCTAATGTTGAAGGCATCTTTTCAACAGGCTGTTTTACAGTTAAAACATAATTTCCTTCTTCTGTAATATGATAAGTCACAGCCTCTTTAGGAAATACTTTTAAGGCTTTAGCCATGGCTTTTTGTGCCTCTTTTAAAGTCTTAAATTCTTGAGGAGTATTATATTTAATATTCCACAGTTTTCTGACTGCTTCTATAGGTTCCTCATATCTTACATTTCCTAATTTTGCTTGAATATATACATCTGTTGGATAGAACTCATCAGACCCAGTTTCAATCCAATACTGGTGAACAAGCATTTCTAAGGTTTCAGTATTAATATTGTTACGTTTGGCCAATTTTTTAAACTGACTACTGCTTATATTTACGCACTCCATATTATATCTTTTTAAATTTTTAGGCAAAAATATAGTAATATATATAGTAAACAAACTTTCTTAAAAAGATATTTTATTTTTATAAGAATAATAGTAAAAAAATAAGAGAGATAGTACAAAGTACCATCTCTCTCTTTTAATATATATTCTTAATTTAAAGAAGGAAAATTTCTTTTTCTCTTAATTATTATATAAGATTTCTTTTTTCAGTGTTTGAATAGACTCTAACACTTCTTTTTTCTTTATATTATTAGTCTTTTTTCTGATTTTTTTCCAATCTGAATTCTTCGTCAGTAACTTCATCTATAAATGTTTTTAATTTGTGGAACCACACCCAATCAAACTCAGCACTGTTGTTGTATGAGAATCTATAACCAATAATGATAGGAGTATTAATATCTTCTTCATCAAAAGCAAGAGTTTCTCTGGTTCTTCCAGAGAAGCATTTCCATATCTGATTGAGTACATCAATATCTTCTTGAGTCTTGGGTACTACACACTTGTACTTGTTTTCATCACTACCATCAATAACATCAGTGTCTATGTCAGTAGCAATAGTGAACTTTGCAGTCTTTCCCATAAGCACTCCAACTGCTGATTTCTCATACTTTTCACACTCTTCTTTGGAGACAAAGATAGTACCATCAATAGCCTCATAAGTGATTTCAATAATCTCTTTTACTTCTTGTTTTGTTGTTTTAATCTCTTTCATAGTGTTAACCTTTAAATTCGTACTTACTGCGTTCTTGCAATATAATGTTAATTCTATATTCAACCAAGTCATCATTACCTTTAGGGCTATGTATATAGCCACAAGGATGAATCTCAGGACAGAAGGACCTGTATAAACAGGTAGGTACACAAGCCTTAGCAAGTATAGGCTCTATATCTTTAAGTTGTCTTACTACTTCTTGCCATACTTTCCTGGTCTCTTTCTCTGCATGATTACAAAGCCTTACTCTACTTATGTGTATAATCTCTTGAGCATTAATAAATAACCTCATATTCACAGGATCGGTCTTCTTCTGCTCTTCTCTAGGAAGTTGATTACCATCAATGTCAGGTCTTGCTGTAGACACAAAAGGCTGTGCATGCACATGTCTTACAAGATGTACAGAGACATAGTAAGGAATATCATACAAGTCAATATTGTAGATAAGGCATCTCAAAGGAGAATGTTCTGCTCTTATCATGTTTTTCTTAAACTCTTCAGAAGGCTCCTTGTCTATAGGAGCCTTCCTCTGAGTAAATCTGGCAGCATTGAGAACATCTTTCCAAGATGTTACTCTATTTATCTTCACTTCCATCTTCTTTCTTTTTGTCTTCTATATAAATTCTTTTTTTAAAGTCATCAATAATTGCTTTCAGCTCATCTCCATCACTAATAGACCAATGCTCTCCTCCAGGAATAGTAATATCAAAGTAAAAGCCTTCTTTCTTTTCTGCATCTTCCTTAGATACTCCACAAACTGTTTTGGTAGTTACAGTAAGATGTTGATACTCATCTGATCTACTGTTTGTATCTGGCTCTTGTACATAGGTTACAGAGATTTCTTCAATACCCACAAGGTTTACTGTAAGGTCTTTTCTCATCTCTTCATCCAGACCATAGTTATAAGGTACTATCTTTATCATTCTTCACAAACTGCTATGTCATCTTCTACCCAATCTTCACACTCTTTGATAAGAGTCTCTATTTTAGACCTGTCTTTGACCTCACCAAATCTTACTAACTCAAGCTCAAGGAACTTCTTGAATTCTTCTATCAGTTCAAGAGGAGTATAGTGATATCCTTTATAAGCCTCTTCCCAATCAGTATCTTCAGTATATATATAGGTATGTCCATCTTCTTCATCTACCTCTTCAACGTAGTCAGATGTAGATACTTTGGTACTCTTGCTCAAAGTCTGGCTTATGCTTACCTTAAAGCTTCTGCTATCAGGCTCTGATTGGCTCCAGGGAGCCTCCTCCCATTCCCTTTGAGTCATTAAAGGGTAGTTTGAGTTGGGATTTAAGCTCTCATTATAGCTTTTTCTCTTCATCTTCTGTTTCCTTCTTTAGTTGGTTTATTCTATCTTGTATATACCAGATTGCCTTATTGAGATCCTCAATCTCTTTAGCTTTATCTGTTAAAGAGGCATCCTTCTTTAGTCCTGCTCTCCACAGGTACTTGATAGCATTTCCTATAGCAAAACAATAATGTCTTGCTATATCTATGCATTCTACTCTTGAAGGATGACTATTATACCACTCAGGATGATTTACATTCTCCATTACTTTAACTCTTTTACATTGTATTTCTCAGATAATTTCTTCTTTAAATCCTCTTCATCATCTAACCAAATGTTCATCTCTGCCTCTACTTCTTCTCTCTGTTCAAGAGGGACTTCTTCAAAGGCATCTTCAAAGGCCTCTCGCAGGAGATCATTGTTTAGAAGAATATTTCCCATTGCTTCAAGTTTCTCTCTACAATGGCTTCCTTTAAAGGTGATATGATTAATAGGTTCCCCCATTATCCTCACAAACCTCCCCATCATCCTGACAATCATAAGGTATACTCTATCTCCTCTAAGAGGAAGGAATACATTTGTAAAGTCAACACCATACTTTATTTGTACTTGACGCATTGCCTGACCATAGGTACATAAGTTATTATAGCATAGATTCAACAGGGTGTAGGGGTAGGAGTAGAGTAGATACTTCTTTATACCTTGTTGTAAGAGTACTCCTCCAACACTCCCCCTAAAATCATTAAGCTTCTTCATTGCATTAGAAGTTAAGTTTCCCGCTACCACCTCCAAGAACTCCATATTGAAATCTTGCTTATGCCACTGCTCAAGAATGTTGAACTCTTGAATGATGTTGCCAATCTGCTTCTTTAACTCATGCTTGTACAATCCATTCTTTTTCAACATCTCTATCACCTCAGCAAGAAACAGCCTTGATATAAACCATCTTGGATAGATGACATAGCCAAGCAATCTTCTGGTATAGTAGAGCATAGGAGTGAATTCATCACTAGTCAGATGGTTCTTTGAGGGGATTCTGTATCTAACTCCATTCATTGTGAAGCTGATATGGTGTCCAAAGCTAGCTGGTTCCATTGTGTTTGTTCAAATAGTTTATCCTAGAATCAAAATTCTGTATAATATTCTCAATAGTTCTACAAGGATATTCATCAGCTACCTTCTTTAAGATAGCTCTATAGAATTTAAGTTTACTGAGTTCACTTTTTTCCATTAGTTATCATCATTTATAAATACTGCAGATAAGAATAGATAAGCAAGAGATACTACACCAGTAGTATATAGTTTCTCACTTGTAGTCATACTATCAATCCATATGCCAACAAGAACCATAATTAATATAATTGTTGCTATTATTAAAGCTATAACATTTACTCTGTTCATTGTTGTTCTTCTTTAAAATCATTAACTGCTTCTTGCGCAATATCCTGGGCAGTCTTTTGATGAAACGTCATGCCTACTAGAATAGTCTTAAAGGCTGATATCATATCATCTGCACCTACATCTGTGTAAGGTACCTCCCAAGTAACCTTAAGATCTGGCTGTTCTATTGTCAGCTTTGTAAAACAAGTTTCTTCTATCATAATTTTGGTAAATTAATATCTAACCACCATTTAACATTAGGTATATTCCACTGACCTTTATCATACCTTTCAGGAAAGTATTCTTCCATTTCACTATGATTTATCAAAGATACTCCTGTATACCTCTCAACAGGCCTATGTGCAAAACAAACCTTATATCCCCCAAAGCCAAAATCACACAAGACAATTACTTCCCTATCAATCTCTGGCAGGTCATCCCCTTGAGCATAAACCCAAAGGTTATGTCCCATCCACCACTGTGCTCCTACGATGAAAGCATCAGTGATTTCAGTCTCCAAATTATACACTGGGAAATTAGGGTCTTGCTGCCTTTTTGTTGCGTAGTCATACGCTGCTTTTTTTAATTCTTTCATTGTTTTTCTTTCATGTATTGCATAAAGTCATTGATAAACTTTTCGGGGGCTGTCACACTCTGACTCCAATAGTTTTGCAAGTTGGCTCTCAACCAATCACAAGCCTCTCTAATCAAATATTTCCTTTCCCTTTCAACTGACTTCCTTGTCACGCTGTAGAGGTTGGGATGAGCATCTGCCCACATTGCACCATCCATGAAAGGCTTCTGCAAGTGTTTTGCATAAAGTTGCGATGCTTTAATAATTTGTTCTTCTCTTGTGTTCATTATTGTTCCTCCATTACTTTTATGTTTTCAATTGTTATTGGTTCGTACACCCTAAACAGCCAACAACCATCTACATAGTTATTCATATTAGGATGAGTAGTTGGGTCATACTTTACTTGCAAGACAATATTACCATAGCATTTGGCTTCTCCCATATTTACAGCAAGATATGTAACCCTACCATTAAACAAGACACCTTCCCTTTTGATGATATCTCAGTTTTCTTTCGATGTTCCATGATAAAATATCATTCTTCGTCAGTATTTATTTCTTCACCTGTTTCTATTACATATCCTACCCCACAATTTGGACACTCAAGGTCTTTAAGTTTGGTTATTGAAGGTCTTACGGCAATCCATCTTTTGTAGCATTTTACGCATATAACTTCCGATACTATGTGTGGTCGGTATTCCTCAATATTGATTTCTTTTGTCATTGTTGTCCCTCCTTATTTAGAAATTTTTGTCATACGGATATGTTGGATAACCGCTTATGGTGAACTTATTTCGTTTATATTCAGGCAATGGATTCTTGACGCCATTGTTTTTACACCATTGCAGATACTCTTGTCTTGTGTATGTTTTATACGTCATTGTTGTTCCTCCATATACTTTTTAAAGATTTCTATTTCATTATCAATCTTATATCCTCGGATATAACGTATACCGATGTCTTCATAGTTGGCCTTTAGGTATTCGCAAACCTTGTCAACAGCATCCTTGTAGCCAAGTTCCCAACCATACATAGTAGTTTCTCTAAAAGAACATTTTCTTTCAAGGTTTCTGCTTATGTAGGAACAGTTTTCTTTGGCTTCGCAGTTATTGCAAAGTGTTTTTTCTCTCTCTTCGTAGGTCATTGTTGTTCCTCCATTCTTTCTTTAATTGATTTGAGCCAGTCAATTAGTTCTTTGTTTCTTCCAAGATTACCATCCGCAATATCACTTTCAGCCTTGGCAATACAACATTGAACATTATAATCATCTTCATCAGTCCACTTTGACTTTGGTGCTTGCTTTTCAACCAATAAATTATCTAATTCAGAAAGTTCTATATAATCACATTCAAAACAAAGGCAAGAACTGAGGTTATATGTGTTACCAGCCTTTATTAAATAGATTTGTTTACCTTCTCCATTACCTGCAATGCCGTCTTTCCAGTGTTTCCATATTGATACTTTCTTTGGTCCCTGCCCGCCTTGCTTTTTAAGCAATGAGACGGCCTCATCAAGTTCAGTACCAGTAATATAATTGGTGTTGGCATATACCTTATAGAGTAAGTCAACAAGTTTTTTCCTTATTATCTCACCCCTCAACTCAAGGAGTTCAGGGAAGAGTGTTTCAAGCACATACCTTTGGTCGGCATTTGCAGTCTGATAGAGCTTTTTGGCTTCTTTAAATTTTTCTTTTTCAGTCATAATCACAAGAGTTTTTCTTCATGTAATTTCAATATCATTTCATAGCAAGCATTGATAGGACTATCGCAACCTTCTACAAAATATGGGTTTACCTTTTCCACCCAACTTGCACAACTCCATGTTTCGTTAGCATGCTTGCCCAATGTGGGATATGGAATTATATCAAGCAATGCAGCAAGACTCCATGACGGTATTCCAATACCGCTGTAAAATACAAATGACGTATCACCATCATGGAAATATTGCAGTTCTTCTGGAACATCAAGGTTATACCCAGCAATGGCTAGTCTTTTCCAAGTGCCATCAGCGGTATTATGTGGCAATATTTCTGCCAACTTCTTTGATTGTGAAATGTCAGTATATTATTTCATTGTTGTTCCTCCCATAATTCTTTTTCCACTTCTCTTTTAATATTTAATTTCCTTACATTTCTTGACACGCAACCACTAATAGTTTCCCACCAATTTACCCATCCTTTCTTTGGATGAACATCACGTTTGCAAGGAAATTTAACCACTTTCCTTCCTTCTGGTTTCATTGTTTCTCCAAATAAAATTCTTCGTTACACATTTCCCCATCAAGGTAAACTTGATAAGGGTCTTTGTTCGCTCCCAATTGCCACCGCAGACAAGTAAGCCTTTTGGGGCACTTGTCATTGGTGCAAGCCGCTATATCAGTATTGTGTCTTGTCATAATTCAATCTCCTTTCTAATTCCACATATTTTCAAAGCATGTTGCAATTCATGGACATCATAACAATATCCTTCATAAATACTATCACACCTCACAGATACTACTGTAGTACAGCCACCATTAAACCAAATTATTTTTTCTAAACCTGATTCATGTCTCCACACATAGGTATCGTCATTTTCTATTGCAAAACCATTCTTTTCAAGAATCTCTGGTGTAAGGGGAATAGGTTCTAGCAGGCTTTCTCTTACCCAATTCAGTTTATTGCTTACTGCATGGTAAGCCACTTTCTTTTGGTGTACTGCCGCCACTTTGATAGGCATCATGCTTGGTTTTACAAGGCAATAGTCGCCGACCATTAAATCTGTTGCTTTCATAACTTCTTTCTTCTTTTTATAAACTCACATATCCCATCCTTAACACCCATTTCATAGACAATTAATGCTCTTTCTATAGACACTTGCCTTTCTTTGTCATCCTTGAAAGGGAAAGCGGGCAGCATAGTTTCCATGTTTTCACGCATTTTTTCAACGAGAGCCGTTGTTATAGCGTGAATATGAGCATCCTTCATAGCGGAATGAAGTTCACTTATAGAAATTAATAAATCTTTTTCTCTCCAATATTCATATCTTCTCTCTATCTCCGCCACTACAGCGGCTTTGTCTATGTACTGTGTCATAATTATTTGGATTTGGGAATCAGATAGAAATCATTAAATAATTCTTCAAGATGTTGGTCAGTCCATATTGGCTCTTTGTTTTCGTCAATAGAATCCTGATACCAGTTTTGAAGATAAGACATGCCTATGGCATTAGGGTGTTCATCAGCCCATCTTGCACCACAACCGAATGACATTCTTCTGTCGCTGTTGTCACTATGCTCTCTCATAGCCTTTATTATCTCATTGTCTCTTTCTGTCATCATACCTCCATTCTTTGCTTAAGTGATTTAAGCCAATTAATACAAGCATCAAGTTCAACAGTACAAGCGTAATGTGTCTTTGCTGCATCAAGAAAATAAATTGCGTCTTTGAGTCTATGTTCGTCCTCTTCATTCCACTCAGTAGACTTTTGCTCATATAATTTCTTTACTGCTGTAATAGCACACTTATGTGATAATATACCACAGTCAGTTTGATAGCCAGCAACTTCGCCAAGAGTCTTTTCAAGGATTCTTTGGGCATGGAAAAGACTGTCAATTCCATAATCTTCGCCATCGTATTTTTCATCCTCGATTTTCCTCAATTCTTTCTTATTTTCATCCCACTCATAACCTGCTTCGTGCATCTTTTGAAATAATAGGTCACGCTGTTCTTTAGTGGCTGGAGTAACTACAGCATCAATAAGACAGAAGCATTCATTTTTACCTAAATCATTATAAAATCTTCCATCATCAGTATTTATATGACAATATCCCATTAAACGAGTATCATTAAGAAAATGGAATATAAAAATGTTAGAACCATTTACAAGTACATCCCCATCCTTTGCATCTTTGATTGTCCATAGTCTAATAAATTCATTATCAAAATGTACTGATAATGTACCTCCTAAATAATGTCTTAGATAATAACGATAGTTATCTATTCGCTCGACTTGATATATGCTATTATGGTGTTTATAAAAGACAACCCAATCACCAACCTTAAACTTTGGTTCAAGCTTATCAACAGATTTCTGCTCTCCTTGCTTTTCAAGCCAAGCAATAGTTTCTTGAACAGGAACCCCATGCCATTCCTTGCCACCAACACTGCGCCAATAATCTAATTGGGCTTTAATTATTCTCTCATCCTCACTCTCTTTGAGTTCAGGGAAGATTTGCTCCATACGTTTAATTTCAGCAATGTCAGAACTGAATGAATGTATTCCTTTTGCTCTTTCAAGAGCCTCTTTGTATTTCTTTTCGTAGTCCATTGTTATTTATTTTTAAGTTCTACAATAAGTGCATCAGCACAAGCAATAGCAAATTCGGCAATTTCGTTAGGATAAGTTTTCTTATCCCCACAAAATCCTTCAACTACAATATCTCTAAAAGCTGTTCTATCACTGCTACTTAAAATCGTAATCGTTCCTTGCATGGCAGCAATGGCAGCACGTTCTCTTACACCCTGCCAATGCCCATCTTCTGTAACATCAGCGATAAGTTCAACTTCTTCGGGTTTGACCTCTATAGGGTTTCCCCAAGAATCAGATTGGTCAAGTGTAATCTTTGCATAGGATGCCAGATTAACTATCTCACCTGTTTTAATTATTTTTGCTTTCATAACTTATTCTCCTTTCTGTGCTGCTTTAAGCCCAAGTTCAAAGAAATGCTTGGCAGTCTCAATAACATAGTCTTGCCATATAAAACTTTCCATTTTACAATAGTCATCATCCACGTTTGGAAAGAAACGATGAATACCATTTGATACATAATAGGATAGTTCACGTTCAAAGTCCACATCTTTTGTTTCAACGGTGTCAAGAAACTGGTGTTTGAATAACACAAGTGCATCTTCATACCCTTCAAAATAATCTTCAAGATTTTTATGAGACGCACGTTCTATGTCTTTTTTATTTTCTGCTATTCTTCTCTCTATCTCCGCAACTAAAGTAGATTTGTCTATCAGTTCCATAATTACTAAAGTTTTTGTTCATGTAGTTTAATAATCAATTCAACGCAAGCATCAACAAGAGTATCTTCGCTTGTTATTAGTTTAAATTTATCTGTTTTCATATCTTCAATATTGTTTGGTATATAACTGCAATGCCATCCTTTACCATTAAGATTAGGATAAACATTCAAATCAATACCTCTATCAAACTCAAACAAATAAGTTGGTAAAACATCAAACAACGCTGCAAGACTCCATGCAGGTATATCATCATGCTCTTCTCCTATTATATCCAATGGATAATCATCTGTCAACATTCTAATCGAATATCCATCTTTGGCATAAGATGAATACCAAGCCCTATCAGCACTTTCAAGTGGAAGTATTTCCGCCAATTTCTTACTTTGATTTATATCAGTGTATGATTTCATAACTTTATTCAGTATAATGGTCTTCTATAATTACTTTTGGTTTGGTTAAATCAGTAGACAGATGCTCAATCTCTTTCCATTTTTCAAGAGGGTATGTATTTGAGATACAATGGTTAATATTACCATCTGGCTCACACCACATGTAATCATCGTCTGCCCACTCAAACAGATATGACAAATTATCATCTATTGCTGCCGTCAGATATGCTTCTTCTTTAGTATTTGCGACAACTAACACAAGACCACCACCATAACTATTTTGATTTTTACATCCAAATATTTTCATTGTTATTCCTCCTTATTTTGAATAAACTCTATTGGCGAGTTCTCCCATGTTATTTCTGGAAAAAAATAATCAAATAAAGAAAAAGTGTCAGAGTCTTTATGAGATGATTTAAACTCATCATATACTCTTTGGGGTTTATAACCGGTATATCCCCACAAACTACCATCTTTGTCTCTCGCCAACCAAATACTTGTCATTGTTGTTCCTCCATACATTTGCTTATATACTCTACTGCGCTATCAATATTAGCAACATCTATAGGATTGTCTTCTCCATTCCAAGAGATAAATAATTCTATTATAGTCTTGATATTCATTTGACGTAATTCAGAGGCTTTCTCTTCAAGCCAGTTGTCGTGGGAGGGAAGATAACCTCCCCTCTCACGAATAATCTTGCCTAATTGTTGTGCTAGTAATGTCATAATTAAATCAGATTTTCAAGTACATATTTAAGTGCCATTTCAGTAGCTTCTTCATAAGATTTTAGTGGATTACTGCAGTCTTCAGCACTTACTTCAAGATTATCATCTGCCCAAATATCATAGCCCCACTTAGAATCTTCATAGTTTACGTTGAAAAGTACTGGAGTAACAACTATTATAAAATGCTTCTCTCTTAACCACGCACAAGCCATCTGATGGGTTGGGGCTAATGCACAAAAATCATTACAAGGTTTTTCACTATTAATATATCCTACATGATTAGAAGATAAATAACCTTCATCATCGTATTTTTGGTAACATGGTTCATCAAACCCCTTTTCTTTTAAGATTTTTGAAATCTCGTAACTACAATATGCTTCTTTCATAATTCAATGTTTTTATTAATACCACACAAGCGCAAAGCGTGTTGTAGTTCATGGACAAAATACATTTGTTTAAACGTGAATTGTTCTCTGTGAATGAAATTTATTTCACAATTTCTCACACCCTCACCCACTTTTCTAAATTGGATAAAGATGTAGTTTTGGTCTTCAAGTCCTTCATTACTCCACAACCATCCATCAGGCTTTAACTCAAACCCATTCTGCTCAAGGATTTCTGGAGTGATGGGAATTGGTAAAATTTCATCTTCAAAAAACTCAGATGGAAATCCTTGAACAGCAAGTTTTTTCACATTGCCTGTCCATACGACTTGTGTTTTCTTTCCATAAGCCAACACCCAATCGTCTAACATAAGTTCTTTTGCTTTAATCATAATAGTATTATAGTATTAAGATAACTTGTCTATAGCCTCGCATATCTTGTCATACCCTTCTCTTATCTTATCAAACTTATCATCTGATATAGGAGAGTTATTGTCAAACATAATGTTGTCAAGGTTCTTTCTAATGCTATTGAGTTTGTAGATAATACTACTCAGCTCCTGTTGTTGTGTTGTTGTCATAATGTTTATAGTCTATATTGCATGATTCCAAAAGCTGTCTGAGATAGTTAATCTCTTCTTTTGCTTTCTTTAATTTCTCTTTCACTTTAGGGTAGGCTTGAAGTTGCATCTCCATAGTGTTGACTTTACACTTAAGTTCTCCATACTTCTTCTTAATGCCTACAAGTTCTCTGAGTTCTTTACACTCAGCTTCTAATTGCCTGGTATACTTAGCAAGCTTCTCATTAGCCTCTTGCATCTTGAAGTATTCCTGACATGCTTTTCTAATGATTACCATTTCAGGTATCTCATCTTGTGGTCTCTTTCTAGCCATTGTTAAAACCTTTTAGTCTTTGAATGTATTTAGGATCTGAAGCATACTTTATTCTCTTCAGAAAAACATAATAATCTCCTCCTTTATATCTTGAAGATATTCTCTTTTTATAATCTGCTATAGAGGCCTGCCAATTGTGATATTTAGCATATCTCCCATTGTGTTTTATACCAAACAGGTTATGATTTACCTTACATAATCTTGATGTAAAGTTACCTGTTTCATGTCTTGCTTGTGCTAACACTATCTTATAGTGAGGCACTTGTTGTCTGATAAGCTCCCTCTCTACCTGCTCAATAGTTTGAGCAGGTAGGTGAGGATGTAACAAAATCATCAGTATTAAAGTTATTAATTGTTTCATAAAATTAATCAAGATATTTTTATTTATACTTCCTTCCATTTATATCTACCAGTCTTCTTTCATATTAATGTTTCCAAAATTTTCCAATTTCTTCTTGAGCAGGAAGAGGAAGTTTATGACAATACATAGAACCTATAGATTCCATAAAATGCTTTGTGGCTTTTACAACCTCTTCTGTGAGTTCTTCAGGAGCCTCTAAACAAATTTCATCATGAACTGGTACACAGAATTTAACCTTATTAAAATAGCCTTTTTCTATTATCCATTTGTATAGTTCATAATTAAAATGTTTAAAAATTACTGCTCCTAGTCCTTGAGTAGTACTATTAACACTATTTTTGTCCCACTTATTTCTTGCTGCAAAGTGTTCTGAATAGATTTCAGGAATAGGCTTTCCAGATTCTTTTAAAGTTCTATAAGTATCCCAGAATTCTTTAGAATGCTGTCTTTCATTCCATTTATCCCAATCCCACCATTTAGCAATATGTCCAGTTTCTTTGCATATATAAATAATTCCGCTAGCCTCAGTTCTCTTTTTACACATTTCTTGATATTTGGTTGCTCCTTCAAAGCCTTTCTTATAGTTATTTTCTATAGCCATAGCTTCTTCTTTGGGCATACCATAATTAGCCACCAATGTTGCCCAATTACCCAAAAAAGCAAATGTCAGTTTTGTTATCATAAAAGCTCTTTATCTTTTATTTCTGTATGTTTCCATACAGCTCAGACTATATCTTCATCCCAGAGGGATGTTGGGCGCTCGTGTCAGGTTTATCATTTGTGCTATTCACCTGTTAGTCGTTGAACCTTCTTGGTACTTTTATGCACTTCCCAAGCTTGGCTGCTGATTAGCCTGGGGATTTTCCCTTTAGCCTTCCAGCAATTCACCCAATGTTTACCTCATTATTACTAATGAGGGGTTCAAAATTTAAGTATTTATATTCGTGACAATAGTATTTATGTTCGTACATTAATGGTACAAGTTTTTTAATTTCTTCTTTCTTATAGACTCCCAAACACCAACAATCTGAATATGACTTTGATATTTTATATTCTATATTCTGAGAACTTAAAAATTTCCCAATTTTCTCTAACCATATTTTAGAACAAGAATTAAGAACAAATTGTCCTTTTGAACTACAACCATCTCCCTCAAAGAAACCTCTTACAATATCCCAATTAATTTCGATGGGTGGATTAAGAGAATGATGCTTTTTATTATCTATTTTCAGTTCCTTTTTAAACCATAATGCAATTTCTTTACAACCTATTTCTGCTTTATATATCTGCTTTATAGTTCCATCCTTTAAAGTGTATGGCCTACTATAGATATGTGGTATATTATCATACCATTCTTTAAATTTCTTTACCACATATTCCTTTTCTGAAGCAAGCTGTATAGTGTATGTATTTACTCCTTTATTTTTTAGATACACTCCAATATGTCCATCAGCAAATAAATAACCAAGCCAATAATCACTTTCTGGAGTATGATCCAAAAACTTATTTGGATATAAATTATTTCTTCCACTGCCTCTCATCGGCAGATTAAGTTTATGTGCCCAATAAGTTAAAGTTCCTCCTTTACAATTTAAAGCATCATACATCTCTTTGTAGGTGCAATTAGACAAATACATCTCAGTAAACAAATTTTGTTTTTCGCTGCTCCATGTTGCTTCTTGCATTCTGGTTTTTTGAACATTGTTCTTTTTTAAAATCTTGTGAATGGTAGGTAAGTTGGTATTGTATTTCTTACATAATTCATTCCAAGTAGTACCATTTTTGTAATCTTGAACTAACTCTTGCTTTTGTAAATCATTTAATTTCATAATGCTATCTTTTAGAACATAGCAAAGTTACAATGATTTATGCGTAAATTCAAGAGTCTTAACTATAGCTTAAGTCATTCTAAATATAATTCTTAATGTTTAAACTCAGGTCCTTTAGCTGCTTGTCTTAAATCATGGAATTCTTTTTTAATTTTTCTTATATCGAAGTCTCTAGGTATTTTGTCTGGATAAATAAGATATGCTACATAGCTATGCATGTCATATCCTTTTTCAAATACTTCAAGCATTCCTTTATCTTCAGATAAACTTGCCAAAAGTCTTGATTCCTCAGAGTTGTAATCTATTGACAAGAAATTATTTCCATCTTCAGCAATAAAACAAGATCTTACTTCATCACTATTAGGAAGATTTTGAACCTGTGGATAGCAGCATTTTAATTTGGGATCATCTGTCTTTAAAGGCAAGCCTTTTAATTTAGCTAAATCTTCATTGGTTTTTTGAGAACCGCATGCAAGTCTTCCAGTATCTGTTCCAAGTGCTCTAAATTCTGTATGTATTCTACCAGTCTTTGGATTAATTGCATTTATATATTGCATTCCATAAGTAGTACATAATTTATTTAATTTGGAATACTGTTCGAATAGTTTAACAAATTCTGGATTAACAGATCTCTGTTTCTTAAGTAACTTCAATTCTTTACTTTCAGTATCTTCTTTCTTTTCTTTGTTGTATCCTTTAGTATTAAATCCCAGAAACTTAAGTAATGGAACTACATCTTTTGTACTATTCCAATTAATTTTGCAATGTGGAGAAGTATCTACTTCCATAAATAAATCAAGTTGAACTGTCTTTTCTATAAATTTAGGATTACCCAAAGAGACCACAAAATCATTAAGAGCTTTTTCTGCCTCTTTGAACTTCTTTACATTTTCTTCGTAGAAAGACATCCAGGCTTTCTCATCCAATTTTACCCCACAAAATTCATAATAGGCACATGGAATAGTAAAACTACACTCTATTTGAAGGGCCTTCATTGCATTAATACTCTTAAAATATTGTATCTGTAGATTCATAATATCTATTAAATCCACAACATCATTAGCTGCATATACCACAACTTCTGGGATTAATCCTACATGTGCAATCTTCCCTCTTACTGACTTATCAATATTTTTATTGAGATATCGTAAAGTTATTTCTTTTAAGGACATTTTATACATTCCTGGAGGATATGCTAAATATCTAAGCATTTCAGCAATCATTGTATCATAGCATCTCATAGGACAAATTCCTACAGCAAATAGCATTTTTATATCATACTTGAGATTTTGCCCTATTAAAAATCCATTTTCTATTACATCTTTATATAGTAAAGGATTTATAGTAGTTACATCTACAACAATCTGAATGCTTTTATCTGGTTTTCCAAATTGCATTGTCAGCATTTTTGCTATATGACAATCCAATCCTGTTCCCTCAGTATCAAACTGAATCATTTTCCAAGAAGAAATCTCTCTGAGAGAGTCTTCTATAGACATTCGACTATAGAATTCTCCCTCAAAGAGTTCTTGATGTCTTGTCACCAAGTATACCATAGTGATCACATTTTACTGTAAGCTATTAGTTCATCAAAATCAAGTACATATTTATACTCATTAAAGAACATAGAGCCTATAATTCCATGCAGATTAACTCCTGTATTTTGCTTTATTGTGTTAAAAGCAAGATTTAAGTCCTTAATGATATAATCATATTTATATTCCTTGTCTTTATAGGATAAAGTAATTGTACATAAACTTAATTCTTTATGCCTACCATCAGATTCCATTAAAGAGGCTTTATCTTCAAGTGTATCATATTCAATTTGACTGAGAATATTTTTGTCTATGATATTCCTGTTTGATCCAGTATCAAGAAGAAAGTTGAACTTTTTTTCTTTTTGGTATAATGTGATTATAGGCATTTCAGTAAGGTCAAAACCCTGTTTGAATGACATTACCTCTGTTTTTTTGAATAATTTATTAAATATTTTCTTAAACATGATTTTAGGTTTATCTTTATTAGTTTCCAGTACTTCCAAATCCTCCCCTCTTTTCATTATCAAGGGTATCTACTTTCTCTATTTTAATTGAATTGCTAAAGAGCCATTTTATTTTTTGCCAGAAAGTAGCTTTTTGAGATAATTGGATTCTAAATTGTGCAATTCTAGTACCTTTAGGTATAGTTACAGCTCTTGTGCTTAATATAGGCATCTTCCATTCATCTTCATTCGAGTTATATTTATAGTCTATGATGCCCTCAGAGTTACTTTGAAGTATTCCATACTTTTTAAATGTTGAGCTTCTTGGCACTATTACAGACTCCATGCCTTTTGGTACCTCTACACATATTCCTAGTGGAATGAGAGTGGAATCAAATATAACTTCTCTTGTTCTTTCTTCTTCTTTGCCCTTCCTGTGCCTTTTAAGCATTGTTGCAAAAGGAGCTCTGAGAGTTATATCCACAGATGTTGTTAAGTCTATCCAGTCTCCTATAGCTATTACTTTAGGTAGACATCCTTCCGTTTTCTCTAATACTTTTATTGTCATTCTTTTGAAGTTTATAAGTAATATCTTCTATTATTAAACCAACTTCATCATCTTTACTTATCTGATAAAGTTGCTGATTAGTAGTAGGAGAGTCAAGCCCTCCAAGTTCCATGTCAAAATGTCCTACTTTGTAGTAATCCAGATGCTTCAAGATGTCAACATGTTCTCTAGGAATCCAATCAAGTCCACAATACCATGCAGACTTTAAGTTTTTCTGCTTAACATAAGCAAATAATTCTTTGAGGGTGTCTATATCATGCTCTCCTCCAAACAAACAGACACAAGTAATACCTTGATGGTTATTAATTAGTCTCTCTAATGCAGGAATACTTAACACAGTACCCTTGTCTTCCCAAAGTTCTCTGCTATGACATCCTTTACATCTTATTTGACATCCAGAGATAGAGATGCCTAATGTTATCTCATCGGGCACTTCACGGAAAATCTCGTGTATATAAAGATACTTAAGCATCCTTAGCCCTTTCTTTAGATTCTTTTTTCATATTATCTTAAATATTATTTTTGTGTATAAATTTTATGCTAAAATAGTTTTTTATGAGAGGAATTATTTACAAATACACATGTAAGACAACTGGTAAGGTCTACATTGGGCAGACAATTGATGAGATAAAACGTAAGAGTGCTCACAGACACATGCACACAGAGTGGCGTTCTCACTTTTATAGTGCTATAGCAAAATATGGGTATGATGATTTTGTTTATGACGTAATATATGAAGTCGTATCCGATATACCAGGCTATGTTAAACAGATTCTTGATATAATGGAGATTTATTACATTCAAAAATACAAAAGTACAGATCCAAAGTTTGGTTATAATATAGCAGCAGGAGGTGGAGGCACTATTGGAGTGCCTTGTTCTGAAGAGCATAGAAAAAAGATATCTCAAATAATGAAAAGTAAGCATATTAAATTAAATGAAAATCAATTAAGAGCACTCAGAAACATGAAGCATCCTTCTACTCATGCAGGAAAAGCTGTGCAGCAATATTCCCTGCGAGGTGAGTTAATCAATGAATTTGATTCTTATAAAAGAGCATATCAATCCGTTGGTGGCACTCAGGCTGCTTTTTGGAAAGCGATGAATAGAGCAGATAGTGCAAAAGGCTATTATAAAAACTTCTTTTGGAAGTTGAAGGATGATCCAATGCCTCTTAACATATCAAAGCTCTCTCATCATTCGTCAATTGCTGTTAAGCAGTATTCCAAATCTGGAGAACTAATAAAAATCTGGGATTCATATAGAGATATCTCCCGTTTTTATGGTAATTCTGAGGCTGCTGCTCATGCAGGTATTGTAAATAACCCTAACGGTTATAAGGGATATAGATGGGAGCCTTGCGCTCAACCATAATCTGTATTGCAATAGAGATATTTAAGCATCACATAGAGAATCAAGCCATTTTTTGCTCACAAGATAAGTACTACTATCTATTCCCATAGCACCATTAGGCTCAATAAGAGTAGCATTGGCTTCAAAATCTTCTAGTTCCATGTATTCTTCAATCTCTGGCCAACCAATAATTTCAAACTCTTCTTCCATTGTATTATACTTTTAGCATAGAGGTATTTAAACATTCTAAAATTTGTTTAAGAAATTATCTAATGATTTATCTCTATAATGCTTAAGTAAAGCAACCATTAAACGCATTTCTCCTGGAGAAAAATTTGGACCATGCCAAGGCTCAAAGTCATCTCCTCCTGGCATAAATATTGCTTCCATATTATTTAATGTATAAATATTTAAACATCTTTAGCAAAGTATCTGTGTGCTCCCTCCTCTTGTCTTGCTTCTGACCATGCTTTGATGGGCCTTAAGTAGCCAATAATACGCGTCCATTGGGTTACCTTATTACTTCCACACTTAGGACATTTGTCAAAAGGATGCTTTGCTATAAAGCCACAGTCATCACATTGTGTCTGAGGAACATTGAATGTAATATAGGAATTACCTTTCTGAACAGCATACTCAAGAAGTTTTTCATACTGATACTTGCTAAGGTTCTCTTGAAGGTTAAGATGAGATGCCTGTCCTCCATCAATAGATTTAGCAATCTGTCCTCCCTGCATAGCAATCTTATCAAGAATAGAGGTATCATCATGAGCATCATAGATGTATGAATTATAAAGATTCTCATCATCAGGTACCAAGTATCCCTCCTCTTTATCCCAATTATAGTTCTTTACTCCAAGACTCTCTGCAGGAACAAGCTCTAAGTTGAACATGAATTTCTTTGTAGAATTCTCTTTGTTATAGTCCTTTATCACTTTAAGAATCCATGCTGCAAACTCCATATACTCTTGATTGTTAGATACTTCCATCCCTAAGAACCTTGCGGCTTCATTAAGGCCATTAACACCAATAGTACAGTAGAGCTTATCAAAGTTAATATATCCTGCACTCACTTGAGGAAACATTCCTTGCTTTGCTAACTTGTAAAGACCTGTCTTATAGGCTTTCTGATAGTCATAGATTCTGTCAAGAATTGACTCAAGATACTCTTTAAGATGTTTTTTTAGCATACTTGGATCTTTAAGCCATTGCCCTCTAATTAGAAACAAATTTGCTGGTACTTCAATACCTTCATCTTCTGGAGATGTGTACCTTTTTGCCTTAACAGTTTTACTCCAATCCTGAACAATCCTATTAAGATTCAAGGTCATCACATTGCAAGAACCTGTCTGAACACCTGTAAGTCCTGTAGTAGAACTAAAGGTATTGTCAGTAATCTCATTTCTAAGTCTACAGCAAGAAGATATACTATCTGCATTCTCTGAGAGATACACGAAGAAACTATCCCCTTCTGCCCACTGTGTAGTAACAAAGTCTTTGTATTCCTTATCAAGAACATCCTTACCATCAGTAAGCAGACATACAGTCATTACTGGGAAAGTCAGAAGAGTCTTAGTCCTTTCTTCATTAAGCCACTTCATATACCTCTTTTGGAGCCAGTTAACAGCTTCCCAATTGGCTTTAGAGCCATCAGGGAAAGTAAAGTCATCAAACATAGCATGCCAATAGTAGGAGTCAAAGACATTGAAATTTGTAAACGGACTTTGGTATCCCCTGTTGCCAGCGGGTTGATTAATGTAATGAGTTACTGACTGAAAGTATTGATCAATAGTTTGGCCAATAGTTCTCTGTTGAAGACAGTGCTCATTGGTAATAATCACATCTGCTTTCTCGTAGTACCTTTTTCCCCACTCTTTCTCACAGAAGTAACTAAAGAAGTTAAAGAACTCTCCATAGGCTCCTGCTCCTTTCTTCTGAGCAGAGAGCAAGAACACTAAGTTTTGAAACTGTCCTACAAAAGAACTGAGATGCTTAGGAGCATGATTCTTAGTACCATCAATAGATGATGTGCCGTCTACTAAGAGAGGATATATAGTATAAGCAGAACAATAAGGCTTAATTCCTCCAGTCTCATCATGCTGATAGAATATATGATGCTTTAAGTCTTTGATGTATTGCTTCCTGTAAGGAGACTCAATCTCAGTAAGCATCTCTTTCATCCAACTTCTCTGTACTATCCTGTTAGTATCTTTATATAACTCTCCTTCAAGAGTAGCCATATTCTTTCTACTAGCATTAGCATTATCATCAGTGTTGGATAAATTAGCAGCAGAATCATTTGATTCAGCATACTTATGAATATACTTCAGCTTGTCCTTAACCAGCCTAGCCTGTTTATGCTGTTCCCTGTAAAGGATATAGACTTTGGCTGCTCTGAACCACTGTTGAGCCATCATGAAAGACTCTACAAGGTCTTGGATATTCTCAACATTCATCTCATCCATTCCACTGGCAAGTCTGTCACAGAACTCTTTGATAACTTGAACAGTATTCTTTTTCCACTTTCCTTCTAGATTAGTACCACTTGCCTCAATGGCTTTTAGTATGGCACTCTCTATCTTTTGAGAATCAAACTCCTCTATCCTAGCATCTCTCTTAATGACTTTCATTCACTTATATTGTTAGCAGTTAGTTTCAAACATTTAATCTCATTCACTCCATCCTGCCTAATGCCATTAGGCACAGGCGGCTTACAATCAAGGTAACCTCTAAGTTCCTTACCTATCTCATAAGGATCTCTATACTCCTTGCCTCTGTCATCAACCAAGGTACCTATACTCTTGGTCAGGGGGAATTCCCATACAAGAGGAGTCAAGGAAATCTTATTGACAACAATAAACCTATAGTTCTCCAATGAGAAATCTTTGAAGTAAGGATCTCTATTAAGGTTATCTCTTATGATTCTCCAATAAAGTCTTGCTTGAATCATATAAGACCACTGCAAGAAACTTCCTTCAAAATTCCACTCAGAGTGTCCGCTTGTCTTAAGGTCTATAGGATAAATCTTCTTGGCATCATAGTCTACACAAATCAAATCAGCCATACATCTGTATCCTACACCTTCAAGAGTAGCCCTGAACTTTAATTGATAGTACCTTTGAACAGAAGAGAAAGGGTCATTGTCTGCAAAGTAATGAGAAGTAGTAGGAGATTCCTTTAACGCTCTAACCATATTAAGAGCATCATTATACATATTAGTATCTACAATAGTCCTATCTGCATGAAGCAAGGCATTGAAATACTCTACTATGTTTCCTGTCTTTAAGACTTCTCTATACCTTATTTTATCCCACTTGTCTGCTTTCCAGAATCCAGCATCTTTAGCAGCAACAGAAACTACTATCTCAGGAATCTCTTCAAAGGACTGATATGGAAGGTTCATAGTAAGCAATTGATTGCATACATCTTTACCTCCATCAGTAACATTGATATCTAATACTTGGAAGAGTTTATGGAATTCATCTTCTCCTCCTGTAAGAAGAGTATCAACAATGGAACCCAATGTAAGAGAAGGACTCTCTATCTTATCAAACAAGTGATTAAGGCCATCATATCCTGTTTTCTCATAAGTTGACAGGATAGAATAACTAAGTTCTGGCATTGCCCTATATTGGGGCTCTGTGATTGGAAGTGCTATAGCACTTAGTTCTTTGTTCATAATGTAATCTTCTTTAGTTTCCACTTATAACCATAAGCATACTCTTTTTTACATAACATAACCTGAAGAATAGCTGTAGTGCCTTTACTTCCAAGACCTAAGTCATGCAAAGCCTGTTCTACAGAGTCAAACAATCTTGGCTCGCCTTGCTTGCCTCTTACAGGTTTATGAGTAACCTCAATAGCATAGCCTAGATAGGTCCAATGATTGTCTAAGGCTTGGAGAAGAGCCTTCTTGCAATTCTTGATTTGATAGAATATAGTAGAAGGCTCATTCTCCATTAGATACTTGAATATATATTTCTTCTTGTTCTTCCATTCAGGAGTTTCGAATCCTTTACACTCAAGCATTATAGGGCCTATTACAAAATCTGGCTTATATGTTATAGCTCTGACTTTATCCTTTTGGAAGGGACATCTAAAACTATCTAACAGGGTTATCTTTCTTTTCTCATATTCAAAAGGAATACCTAGTGTATCAAGTACCTCAGCAGTATCAGCCTCCAGAGTACTTCGATACTTCACACCTTTGTACTCCTTTTCTGCTACTCCTTGGATTCTACTCATCTTTAAGTACCTTCTTCAGAATGTCAGAAATCTCCTTATTAGCTTCCTTCATCTCCTTCTCTAAGGCAGCAAGACGATTATCAAGCCTCTCCTGGTCAGCAATGATATAGTGCATCAACTTCTCTATACACCAGTCATTACTATTACACTCACACTCTCCCTCCTCACACTCTGCTTTGTCTTCTTTGTCTACTTCATTTTCAATGATTCCAACCATTACGCCAATCATTCCTTGAAGACCATCAATCAAATCTTCAATACTTTTAGGTTGATCTTTCTCATTCTTGATGCTGTTGTCTACACTCTTAAAGAACTCAAACTTTTTCTTGTTCATTTGTTTTTAATTTATAATGTTAAACCATTTAATCCCATAGCCATTCTGACCAATGAGAATGTTATTTACCTCAGTCCAAACTTCTGAAGGCATGTCTTCATGTATTCTTGAGTAGTATGCCGGATGTCTAGTCTTTAGGATATGATTAAACTTACTGTTTATATAATCCTCATAAGACTGTGCGGCGCTGCCCATAAGGACATAGACAATACCTGTAGTCCATTCTGATAATTTTGAAAGTAAGGATTTCATAAAGGGTCTCCATAAAAGAGCATGTGCTTGAGGCTTTCCAACCTCACAAGATAGTGCTGAATTTAGCATTAGCACTCCTTGCTCCTCCCACTTCTCCAAACTGCAGTCAAAGTTAACCTCTGTCTTGTAAGTACTAAAATCAATAACAGAGTTTCTAATAACATCTAATGAAGGAGAGTAGTCTTTCAATGGAGTATTAGGAGCATTGCCAAAGGCTATGCCTGTTGCTCTTGGTTTTCCTTTATAGAGATCAGGGTAAGGGTCTTGACCTAAAATAAGCACTCTCAGATTACTGAGAGTGCAATAGCGAAAAGCCTTAAAGATATCTTTGATTTGTGGACATACATTATTATATGTAGTCAATCTATTTACTATCTTGTTAGCTTCCTTAAGATTAATTACCTTACTCCAATCTCCAAAGTACTCTTCTATAGTCATTCTTCTGCTTTTATCCTTGGATGGACAACATCTTTCTCATCAACATAAACAAATGGAAGCCTGTAGCAATAAGCAAGATATTTTTCATCATCATAATTATTCAACTTTCTTACTAATCTTTCAGTTAAATCATAATCTGCTTGACTTATATATCTGTCATTGTAAGAAACATAGTAACCACTGTAACAGTTTAGTTTCTTCAACATATATTTTACAGCAGTACTAGTCTTAGCCTTAGCATATCTCCACGCTGTATTGTTCATTAATACAGTTAATACACTTTGTGGATACTTTGCATAATCTAATGCAGCCAGAGTCTTTAAGCCTAAATCTACAACATCATCACTTTTGCTATCCAGCATTTCAGCTATAGACACCATGTTCTCATATGTAGGAACATTACTCTCATCTCCTAATGTCTTCATTATAGTATCTTGAAATACTATCTTATCTTTAGGAAGCAGACCAATCATGTAGTCAAGAGCAAACATAGTAGCACTGTTGAATCCAGCTATAGGACCACAATATTCTAATGTGGCTTCTCTTATAGCATCATCTAAGTTTTGATGGGATATAGGAGGCACTAGATTTATCAATTTGGTACCTAGCTTAGTATTGCTTAATAGAATATCTGTTTGGGAATCTGTATAAAACATACACAAATATACCTTCTTTGCAGTGTCATTTATGAATACTGCTGTACGCCTCCAAACCTCCACATCTGTAGTGCTTTTTCCTGGCACTATAATGGCATCTGCCATTACAGCATTTAAACACCTTTTATATTTAGATGCCAGAGAAGTTCTAGGAATAGTACAAGAAGGATGTATGTACACCTTGCTTGCACCAATAAGAGCTTGAGGATTTTCCTTTATCTCAAGTATGAAGTCATAGTCATTAATATAGCTTGCATCTATGGGATAATGCATAAAAACATTATTCCCATACCACCAACAGTATGGATTGCATGAGTGAGTAGTACTCTCAAATATGCTGTAACCTATCCTGGTTACTTGATAGTCTTCATACCCATAATACTTTGAACCTTTTGTTTTAGCCATGGTTTTGGTTTTAAATAATCACTTTATTCCTTATATCTGCATTAAGAAGTAACCTGTTGCTTCTTGCAGGATACTTGGCCATTATAGTCTTAATAATATGGAATAGCAAATCATCAGAAAAGAGTTTCCTATCATTGTTGACAAACTCAAGAAGCCTGTCTTGAACAAGATTTGATTTGCTTTCCTTCTGTGAGAAGTAATAAAGGATATAGTTTAACAACCTGATTGCAAGAATACTTGCTATTTCAGGCTTAAATCTTTCTCCTTCATGAGTACAATCATAGATTTTGGGCTCTACTGTATCCCATTTCTGCATCAGCATATCCTTTGGAGGAATCAGTTTATCCAATCTTTGAGCAATAAAGGTAGTAAATAAAGTACCTACCACATTGTCTTTATCATTCAGAAAACATCCCTTAGAGATATTGAGAATCAAAGCAAGAGATTTATCATCCTCCCAATTAGGTATTCCACTGATGGCCTTACAGAAAGTAGTATAGGCTCTTGGATTAATAGTCTGGATATTGTTATGCTTCTTGAATATCTCATCTCCATATAGAAGACAAAAGTTAATTGCTCTAGAATCTACTTGGTGAAACTCTGCCCAAGAAGCCCAATCTTTGACATCAAGTTTAAGATTAAAGTTAATAAACCTCGTCTTTTGAGCTGGATCCAAAGACTGAACACTAAACTCTCCATCATCAGGATTAGTAGTCAAACAGATGGTAGTATTCTTAGGAAGATTCCAAGAGATATACTTACCTTCATTTATTAACTCCATAGTAGCCTGCATAAACAGGACATTTGCCCTAGTGTAATCATCCAAACAAAGAATACATCCATTAGGATTCTCCTCTTTAGGTAACCAAGAAGGAGTAGCATATCCCATTCTTGTGTGATTGGTAACAGTGACATTAGAAGGCACCTTTGATAATAAGTTCTCAGGCCACCATTTGGTTTTCTGTGAGCCATCTTTGCCTGTCCATTGTAAGAGCACTTCCTTTTGAGGAAAACCACACAAATCACCTACTTCCTCTAACTGTGAGAGATTTAGTTTACAAAGAGTCATTCCTCTCTTCTCAGCAACTTGCTGTATGAGAGAAGTCTTCAGTTTTGTTATCGTAAGGCTTTTTATCCTTACTTCTATAGATTGATTTCTCTATAGCTCAGCGTACATTTTCATCCTGTAGTTTTATACAGGAGCAGGGCACTCTTGGATGGATTATATTTATTCACCATCTACGCGTTACAATGTTCAACAGCCTTTCGCAATCTGCTGAATTATCTCGGTATTAGCATCTCAGCCTTCACCGATTTTACCCTGTAATAATCTTACCAATTACTTGATAAGACGGCAAGTCTATCATATTTGCGTTGTAAATAAATATTAGAATTTTTGTATAGTTTGGTTATCACTTCATCCGCGTTATTGCAATTACATGACATACAATAAGTATTATTTTTCCATCTTTTATCGTGCATTAAATTTGAAAACATAGGAAAAATTTCCTTAATATCATAAAGAAATTCTTTTGTTCCTATAATTTGTAAATGCAATCTTCCAGATGGAGTAAATGATATACAGCCATCACCATCTACATAGCCTCTTATGAAGTGATATTTCAAATCATCATACTTAAATATATCTTTTGGAAACTTAAGATTTAATGATTTATTTGGGATACATCCTAAAGAAACTAATTGCTCTTTGAAATGTTTATTTGTTACGGCTAGCCTACATCTTAGAAAATTTTTGCCATTACAAGTGACAGCACTTATTTTTACAGGCGATTCATTTTTCAGAAATTTTCTATATTTCTCAAGATGGTCAGCATCTACAGCAGAAAGTGATAATTCTACATTGTTTATTGTAGAAGACACATTTCCGTCTGCATATAAAAATCCTAACCAATATGCTTTTTCTTCTGAATCAATACAGTCAAATACTGTATTATCAAATTTTAGAGCATTATGATAGTTAGGGGTATTTAAATGCAATTTTTTAAGAGCTCTTTGTACTGTTGTCCTACAAACATTTAACTCTTTTGCCATTTCTTTCTTAGTATATCCTTCAGAGTTTAACCTTACTAATTTTTCTAAATTCAATATATTCGTAAATTTTTATGCAAAATTACGAATACCAATACAAATATGAAGCTAGCTAAGGAAAACACTTAGACCACCTTACCAATACCTGCTGCTCCTTCTATACCAATGGCAATAGGAGTTAGGCCCTGTTCTTCCAATTGCTTGTTGTTGTCAAGCAAATAATTTAGTACATCAGTAAATTCACTGATGGTCATCTCATTTAAATTTGTCATAAGTTTTTCTACTTAATTATGTCAAGATTATCTACATCCATTTTGATGCTTTTTATAGCCTGTGTAGAGACATCGAAGAATCTAACTTCCCTAAACACCTTTATAGGATATATGCATCCTTTCTTGAATACATCATCTACCCTCTCATCAAAATAAAAAACTATACCTTCTGGAGTCTTTAAAGTCTCTTGAGAAGTGTACCACTTTCTCTTTCCTTTTCTTGAGATATTCAAGATGTCTGTCCATTCAGGGAGTTTCTTCTGTATAAATATAGAATATTCTCCTACATCTTTTACAATGGCTGTTCTATAGGATTTGTACTTCTTCAATTGTTATAGCTCTATAAATTATTATGTTAGTAAATTACTTCCATACCTACCTTTAGCCAATCTGGTACTTTATCTTTAAAATATACAACTACTGTTTCTGGGGTATGTACATCTTCTGCAACTGGTATTCCAAATGCAGCTTCAAATTTCATATAAGACATAATTCCATACTTTTTTCGAAAGTTAGCATCTGGATTTGGAAGCAATATTTTTCTGTTAGAGAGTGGAAGTATAAAAGATAATATTATTGAATGTTCTCCGATTTCTTCTATTTTCCATACTCTTGGTTCCTTAAGTTTATCCATGTTCTTCTGGAATATAAATTACTTTACCAGGAAAATCCTGATGCATTCCATTAGATGTAATTACCCATACCATACCAGAAAGATTCCTATTAGGCAAAGAACATTCTCCATCAGTGAAATAGATAAGAGAAGCATATTCTTTCTTGTGCTTGATGTAGTATTCTACAGGTGGATTAAAGTCAGTTCCTCCTCTACCATATATCTCAGGTATTCTCTTACCATCATACTCTACTATCTTGTTAATACGGGTATCACATTCAAGAATAGTTACTCTTGCTCCTGCTTTATAGATATATTCTATTTCACCAAAGAAATCTCTGAGTTCCTCTGTTGATACTGAGCCTGAGGTATCTACTGCAACAAGAATACTGACTTTCTTCTTGTGTTGTATACCTGCTGCTCCCTCAAATCTTTTAGATTCCTTTCTTCTGGTTGTCTTTATATTTACATCATATATAGAGCCAAGGAGTCTTCTGAAATAATGCTTCCAGTTAAATATCTCAGGCTTTTTCTCATTAAGCTTGGATATTATTTCAGATAATTCTCCTGGAATAGTTCCATTCTGTCTTGATATCTGTTCAGCAGTGCTTTTCAAGAGAGTATTCACATTGTTCACCATCAATTGCTTGGTGGCTTCTGGTACATCTCTAAAGTCTTTCCAAGAGTTATGGTCATCCAAAGGCTTCTTTCCTTCTGGTAGTCCCTTTGGATACTGACTTTCTTTCTTTTCTTGTTTATCTTCTTGCCCTCCTCCTTGAGAGCTACCTTGTCCTTGACCTTCCTGATTAGATTGTTGTTGTTGCTGTTGTTGTTGAGATTGTTGACTTTGATTTGTCAGCGCTTCATAATAATACTTAGTTCCTTGTCCATCAGGTAAGCCAATATCGGATGCTTTACATCCATCACTAGGAAGATTCTCTATGTAAGAGTTTACTTCCATGTCTGCAGCAATATTAAATATTTGCGCATTCGTAAAGGAGTTAACCATAAACATATGTTGAAAGGCAATATGACTACGATTGTTAACTAATACTTTCATATTAGACCAGACTATACCTTCATCCCGTTTTGGGATGGACTTATTATAGTCGTTGAACGTCTTTCTTCTGCATATTTTTCAAATTTTACTTTCTTTCTTTCAAGAAATACAGTAGCATCAGAATACATATAATTATAGAATTTATATGAGTCTTTAACGCTATAAACTACTGTATAGACATTATTGTAGTGTTTTATTTTATTGTATTTTGTTGGTACATACTGTATTAAACTTTCTAAAAATTCCCTGGAACCACTACAAACACCACTATTCAAAGTTGTATTATCTTTCCCAGGTAAATATTTATGAATACTAACACACCCATCCCCATCAAAATACCCTCTTATAAAATGATGTACCAGTGAATTTTCAAGAGGGGGAAATTGAATAATATTTGATTTACAAGGAACGCATCCTAATTTACAAAGATCCTTGAAAAGTTTGTTACTGGTAATATGTAACTTCCAAATGTCTTTATGGTAGTGAGGATGTGTCTCTTTAAGTAAATTTCCAGTAAAACCAATATCTTTTTTAAACTGATTTAACCAATCTCTGTCAATAGAGGACACAAACAATTGACCTGTTCCACATTTACCGATAGAAACATTTCCATCAGCAAACATTACTCCAAGCCAATATGCTTTAATTTCAGTGTCAATCACTTCAAAAAAGGATTCATTACATTCATATAAGTAATTTTTACCTACTGCTCTAACTACATCAAACGAATGTAATACTTTAGCAACAGTTTTATCTCCCGCTTTAAAAATGCGAGCTATTTTATTAATTGCTAATTTTTGTTCTACGTATAAATTTACAATTTTTTCAATCTCTTCCCCTGAAAACTTTCTAATATACATAATTTTATATGAGTTAATATTCAATACAAAGATAGTAATTTATTTTAAAATATAGAAGAAATTTCGCTGCGGATTTTCCAATATTAACGCTTTTTACCATACCTGAATAATTAGTTCAGCCCTTTACTACATTACTATGTAAAGTTGGTACGTTAATCTCTAAGGAGGTTCCCGCAATTTAAAGTCTTTTACATTCTATATTACTATAGAAAGGAGCCTAGCTATTAAGCTCATGCTGGAGTAAGGCAATCTGTTCATCATCTGAGTAGTTTTCCCAGAACTCCGGATTAATACATAACTCAAGATTGATGCCTTTTCTTCTTACACATAGAGTGTCTATTGTCGTAGTTATTGTCTTAGGTAGACTGAGACAAAAGAGACCATAAAACGGACTCTTTATCAACAGCCTTTTAAAGGTCTTTTCTATTTCCATACATAATACTTGTAAAATAAAAAGGAGAGAGGACATTGTTCCTCTCCCCCTAACATAAACACTATGGCTACAAGAAGTATTCTCGCAGTTTTTTAAAATCCTCTTTATTATCTAAAGCCTTATAGTAATCAGAAAAGTCTTTTTCTTTACCTAGGTTTGGAATTACATGTATAAATCCTGTCTGTTTAGCAAGTTTTTTACCATCCATAATACCTGGAATGTCGGTATCAAAGGCTATAAAAATTCTTTTGTACCTCTGTTTTAATTCTCTGATGGCAGTATTCGACATACTATATCCTTCTCCTTGAAGACACAATGTAGGTATATGTAATTGGCATGATATACATAAAGCATCTTTAAGAGAAGAACATATAATCACTCTATCGCCAGTTTCTGGTATTTTAGACCAAAGACCAATGACAGAACTATCCATTTTACTGCACCATTTGAACCCCTGTTTATTAAAAGGCTGATAGATTTTTAATGATACATTTCCCTCTTTTCTTTCAACAAAACAATATGCATATTTATCGGCATTGAATATATATTTAATGCCTTTGCTTGTTGGACTTTCCATCTTAGTGACAATCTTATGAGAAATAGGATAGACTTCTGCATATCTTAGCCATTTTCTTTCAACCCCATAACTCTCCCAATATTCAAAGTCATAGTCCTTCCATGGTCTAACTACTACTTGTATTTGAGTAAGACTACTTGCTTCTTTCCTTGTAAAGGTTTTTATCTGTTTAGGTTTTATAGTTATCTCTTGATTACTGATGAACATATCACATATTTTATCAAGAGCATGCCTAAACGAGCATCTCCAATACCTACAGAGTAAGTCAAGCAATCCTCCTCTTTCATTTGTAGCAAAATCTTTATAATAAACGTGGTTACTTTCGCTTAGGTAAAGACCAAAAGAAGGATTTCTGTCTTGTCTAATAGGAGAGCAAATCAAGCAAGGAAGTGTACGCACTTCAGGAAATACAGTAGTTAAAACTTCTATCTCACTTATTCTACTGAACACTTCCACTTTTGACATGTTTGATGATGTCTTTCCTATTATCATAAGATTATCACTATTAAAGGTTAGTATGAGGAATTATTCCCAAGGCAACTCAGAAGAGGAGCCACCAAAAGGATCTTCACTCTTAGGAGTATCAAGATTTGTAGGCGTTACTTCCCACTCTGCAAGAGGTTGTACTTTGAACTCTGTAGTTGGATATGCTCCAGAGGCTTTTGCATTATTGAGTTCCTTCTCCAGTTTAACATAAGACCTTTCTCCTGCATTATTAGCAAGAATCATATTGACTCTGGTTGCAATAGCCTGATACTGCCTCTGTCCATTCTCTGTCTCTGCAGTACGAATACCATAAAGCAGCTGAATTTTGTTACTAGGCCTTATGGCAAGAGCCTCTTTAAGCTCAGAGAAGTTGCCGGAGAAATAGTCTTTAATGTGATTCAGACTAAACATATAGTTCTCAGGATGCTCTTTCTTTACCCAAGAACCATTGACATAATTGAAAACACTCTCAACACCAAGATAGACCTTGAGGAAAAACACAAGTTCTGCTTCTCCTGCATATGCCATTCTGTACTTAGAATCAATCCTTAATTCTTTTCCTTCAGAAGACAGTAGTTTCTTTCCTGTTTTGGCGTCTTCTACTGATGCCCATGCACTGTTGCCAAAATCATCAATAACTTGAACTTTGGTCTTATCTCTATTATAGGCAGGAGTCTCACGGAGAGTAAACATCATTCTATTGATAATTTCAATGCCATTGTTTTTCTTTGGGTCAGTCTTCACTATAAAGTGAACCCTTGCTTCTCTACCATTCTCTCCATTTACTACATACTCTGGATCTTTATCCTGAGAGTTACCGTAGATAGCCTCAAGTTCCTTCTTAGAAGGATTAACTGCTAACACATAAGAACTTGCAACACCGATGTAACGTTTAAACTCTTGGGCCTCTGTAGACTCTTTGGTGTTACCAATTGTAAGAAAACTGTAAGCGTTTATTCTTTTCATACATTAAAAATTAAAAGATTATTGAAAAATGTCATTAGAAAGAGGATCAATCTGTTTTTCCTCTTCTACTCTTTGGGCGTCATAGTCAAAGTCATTGCCAAATACTCCTTCTGTAGTAGGTACTTCGATAGGCTCTTCATTTTCTGTAGTTACTTCCTCTTCTTCAATAGCAACCACATACTGCTTCTTTGCCTCGTCATATCTTACAATGTCAGTAGGCAAGAATTTTGTTGACTTGATGGGTTTACCCTCAGCATTAGTTCCAGTAACCTCTACCACCTTCTTCACAAGGTCAGTCACATGGAATCCTGTCACCTCTACAATGCCCTTTTCTAAGGCAGCAATCATAGCCTGATAGTTCTTTCTCTCTTCTTCAAGGGCTTGTATCTTGTCCTCGATAGGCTTAAGTTTTTTGACAATAGGATCAATTGCCTTTGCTACACTCCTCACACTCTGAAACTGTGTGTACGAAATTCTTTTTTCCATTGTTTTTTGATTTTAGTTAATGATTATACTTATGCAGTCTTACTGCATTTTATAATATTCTCGTATTCTATTATCTACAAGTTTAAGACTATTTGGAATCTCAAACTCTTTAAATAATCCAAGAGGTGTCTTAGCCGATGAATGATTTGCTCTTGTCTGGAAATAATATTTATTATCGCCATCATCTCCATACTCTACTCTTGTCATTAATACAATAGGGTAAAAACCTTCTGGCTGAGTTTTAGTTAGTTTCTTTCCAATCACTGAAAATACCATTTTCTCTGTTCCATCTTGCTGCGTTTGAAGCATAGTATGTCCAAAGATATAGACAATCTGATCTTTTCTAAGAAAAGTATTACAAAGCATATTAAGTTCAATAACATCATTTGCAACATCTCTCCATTGATCAAATGACATCTTTTTTCTATCATTGAATTCTTTCATTGCAAGATAGATATTTACAGTATCAATAGCTATCGACTTAATGCTTTCTTGTTTTGCACAATATTCAAGGGCCTTTCTAATGCCTTCAAAAGAGGCAGGCTCCATATAGTTTTTGTGCTCGGCATCCCACATTCCACCAGGAAATGGTAAAGTCTTCCTGTCAAGATTGATAATAAAATGTGATTCGGGGTCCATACCCTGATAGTTCTCAAGGTCAAATTTGCCGTCTGGATTAATAATAGTGGAAGTTGTTTTTCCATCTCCAGAGGCACCAAGGATTGCTACAATAGTTGCCATTTATTTTCTATTTTTTATTATAATTTTTCATGTAAGTTTTCATGTAATCAGGATGTGCCTCTCTCCATTTTGCTGCTCTTATTCTTGCTTTTTCAAGAGTTACTGGATTTTTCTTTTGCTCTAATACTTTTTCTCTATTTTTTCTATAATAGTTTCTTGCTGCTTCTTTCTTTTTTTCTTTAAATTTTTCATACTGTTCTTTATCATATTTATGATGAGACTCTCTGTATTTTTTGGATTGGGTAGTCCTATATTTAGCAGTTCTACTTTCCTTTCCAAAATTATGTCCATCTCATCCTATTGTCATATTATATGAAATGCCTAAATTTCTATAGTGTCTAATTAAAGAAACTTCAAGATTCTTTGCTCTTTCTTCAGATAATTCAGAGAATAGTATTTCGTGTTTAATATTATTCCATCCATACTTTTGAATAGCTCTGTAGAACACTGAGCATTTACTATAAAGAATACCATTTTTACCCCATCTTTTTTGTGGGTCTTTATAGTGTGTAATGTCTATATATACTTTCCCAGAAGGAGACGTATGTCTATACACACACCAACTGTCTATTGGAGTTAAACATTTTTCTGATTCCACTTCTGCTCTTTTTGGTGAACACAAAATTACCTAGTGATAGGTCACCAGGCAATCATATTAAAAAATTACTTAGTCATATTATCTTGAATTAGTTTATATACTTGTTTGAGTGCTATGTGGTCATTGCTTTTAGGTAAAGGAGCAAAGAAATTAGTTGCACCATCAAAATATAATGCTAATACACCATTACTTTCTCCTTCACGATTTAAAACTACCTCTAGGAATCGTGCATATCCTTTTAATTTTGTAATATCATACTTAAGATAATCAGGAATTTCAAAAGCATATGGATTAGTAATTCCTAACATTACTGATGTAGCCTTTCCTGTGTCTTTAGAATCAGCTAATCCAGCTAATGTAGGTCTTATTTTATTTGCTTTAAAAGCATCTAATCCAATAGTTTCAATATTCTGCTGTTGAACACAAATGGGAATATAGTTATAGTGATTTCTAAAGACCATCATATATTCAGTGAGTTTGTCTATACATTGTTTGAGGTTTAGGCCTCTTTCTAACTCACATAGGCTGATATGGTCATATATAGTTATCACATACTCATCTCTATCTTTTGGTTCATAGTAATCAAAGACTTCTTTTTCTTGTTTTACTCCTGTTTCTTTATTTTCTATGGTAATTGTTTTTCTATGAATAGTGCCTGCTTCTTCAGCATATCTTTTTACTGTCTTATAATATCCTGTTGGATTTCTTTCAGTAATAAAATGCACATGTTCTTCATAAAAATCTAATATGCTCCTATATTCAAGACTATTAAGAACTTTAAGGATATCTGCATCTATAACATTCTCTTTACTTATAGATTGCAATTTCATTGGGGATACTCTTATTTTTCTTCCCGAAAGGACATAGAGAAGATGACACATAAATCTTATGGTTATCTTCTCTGGTGTCTCTTCAAGAGGGAAATAGAATATTTGAACTCTTAGTTTGTCTTGATGATAATAAGCATATAAAATGGGAGTATAAAGAAATAGGTAACTTGTTATTTGTGATTTACCACTCTTACTTGCTCCACTAACAAGATACATTTTTCCCTGTTCAATGCCAGGGAAATCATTTCTAAAGCCTTTAAACGGTGAAGGTATGCAATTTATATCTCCTCTAAGAACTCTTTGTCTTCTTTCTTCAAGATTATTTAAAATTCTTGTTATCAGACTCATATATCAACTTATTAAGATGTTCTGCTTCATCTTGTAAAAGATGCTCATATTTCCATCTTGCTTTTAGTAGGCAGTTTCCCCTTCCTGCTCCTGCTCTTAAATAGGGTCTTCCAGTTAAAAGAATAGCATATTTTGCTATGGTTTTGTCTATGGCTTTTGCAATTATAGAATATAACTTCATTTTTGCTTTAGATTCTGCTATTCTTTCTCCTAAAATAGAGTCAAACACATCATCTTCATGACACTTTGCTTTTCCTGACACTGTAAGTGTGGATGTCATTGGATCAAAATTGTCTTCTGGTATATGAGATATTAAATCCCATTTGCACCACAAATCTGTTGCTCCTCCTACTAATTCTGCCTTTAGAGTAACAATAGTTACCCGATTATTAAAAGAGTAAACTGTTTTATAATCTTTGTCAAAACTAAGTTTAATCATATTTTAATTTTTAGAATTCATTATCCAATCTTCGTTTTCTATATTGCCTTCATCTTTATTTTCTAAGAAGGTAGCAAGATCTGAGACTTGTTCTACTTTGTTTACTATTTCCCCATTCTCATCTTGAACTTGTTTAATAGCATCTTTAAGGATAAAGTATTTGGCTAATCTCATATCTTTGTATCTTCCAAAGAAAGAGGCAACGTATCTCTTAGTAGCATCTATAATTTCTGCATCTGTAAAATTTCCATATATAAGAAAGAATTTCTTTAGTTTACTAACAATTTCTTTTGTATTACTTCTGTAATAATACGGAGAACCTAATCTTTGCTGTTTGCCTGCAGGAAAACACTCTCTTATTTTTTCTGCAAGTTTAAGAAGTCTTTCTTCACTATGGCCATTAGAAGAATCACAGATAACCTCTTCTATTATATTATCCCATGGCTGTCTGACATAGTAGTCATTTACACTTTCATCATAGAATAATATTTTTCTATCTTCTAATTTTTTAATAATCGCATTATAAGAGGTATCTTGATTGAGTTTTACTGCCAATATACAGGCAGCCTCTTCTATTGTTAAACTGTATTTTTTACATGCTTCTTCAATAATTGATATTTTCATAATTCTTTCATCGAATGAATAATTCTTATAAATTCTCTATTATAATTAGCAAACATCTTCTGCACAATCTCCTCTTCTCTAGTACCTGTGTAATAAGGTACGATAATAACAGGTTTCTTATGTCTCATTGCTCTACCCAAGCGTTGAGGAATAATTACTTCTGAAGAAGAAAGATTAGCAAAGATAGCATATCTGCAATCTACTAAGTTGGCATTCTCGTTAAGGATATTTACTGCGGTAATATGATGTATCTTCTTTTGATTAAATCTTTCATATATATCCGTAGCATTTTTCTTTTTTGAATGAATGCAATTTCTTCCTAATTCTTCTGATTGTTTTATAGTCTTGCAGAATGTAATAGTGCGAGAATTCCTAAGTTTCCTAAGTAGCAGTTTTACTATTTGGAGTTTGCAATCAGCAAGAAATTCAAGTCTTTTACCACAAAGGTAAAGCCAAGATTGTTCTTTTTGTTTGCTTCTTGTTCTCATATATAAATCTTTCATCCAAGATATTTGAGAATTTAACTCATTCATTTTTTGTTGCTGAGTGCAACGAATAATGACCCTTATAGTTTTATTTTTCTTCCATTTCCATATATCCTTAAAAGGAGCTTCAATGGTTGGAGATGCTATTTTAGGATTAAGAACTATTGTTTCAGAAATTTTTGTAGTTTCGAGAGATAGAGGCCAGAGAATGATTTCTGGCTCAGGTAGAATATCATCCTCAATGGCCTCTGTAATATCACAAGAAACTATGGCTGCTTTATACTTGTACTTAAAGAGCTGTTTGAGATCTCTGGGAATAGTAGCACTGAGACCAAGCATATAGGAAAATTTGATAGTGGACAAAAGTTCTTTTCTGATATCACTTTTTATGTGATGAACTTCATCCATGACAATAAAATCAAATGCTTCTTTTGTATGCTTTTTGAGAGATTCATAACATTCAATGACTACATTGTCTACTTTTATTCCTCCCCATTTCTCAAATTCATCTTTCCAAGTAGTTTTATGTACATTCTTGGCTACAAGAAGAAGCATAGTTGTAGGTTTGCCTTCATACTTCTGAACTAAAGTATTAATAAGGTCAATTGCTATCTTACTCTTGCCTAGACCTGTTGCAGCCTCAAGCAAAAGACAATTACTATTGCCTAACTTCTGTAGACAAGACTCATATACTTCTTCTCTTGTCATTGTTTACAGTTTTAATTATACCATGTGTCATGATCTAAAGAGGACCTTCTCATGAGTTCTTCATCAGCAATCATATCTTTGAAGTCCTCTTCAGCTATAGAGTCAAAGAACTCATCTTCTACAATCTGCATTTCTTCTTTATGAGTTCTATCTATAAGTTCGTTGATTTCATGAATACACTCTTCAAGCACCTCTCTTTGAGAGGGCTCATATAAATTTTCTCTTTCTCTCCACTGGGAGATGAGAGTCTGCATATCATTTTCCCAAATCATAAGAACAAGGTTTTAAGTATTTTAAGAATTCTCTCCCACATTCCATTAGAGGCTTTTACACCAGCACCATTTTTACGGTTCTTGGTAGCATAGTTCTCTGTGATGTAGGAACCAATCCATACATCGTCTTTCTTAGATAGGACAGTATACCAGTGTGCTTGTACACCACTTACACTTCTGCCTATTTGTTCTGCTACAAGCATGAAGCAATGGTGGTTTCCTTTGTGTCCATACACCCTGAGAGTGTCAAGAAGGACTTTATCTTCTGCGTCAGTCCATCTTTTAATCTGCTTTTTTGTTTTTGCTTTTTTCATTGTTTAAAAGATTAAATAATTAATTATGAATATATATAAAGCGTGAATTGTCAACAAATAAAAAAGCTCTCTCTTGTTTCACAACAAAAGAGAGTAGATTTCAAAATAAATTAACTCAAAATTTTATCTAAGCTCTCTTTTCACAAAGAAAACATAGATAAGGTCTTATAAATCCGAAGTTGCATGAAAACAAAACAAATCTAACGAACTAAAAATCTTAAGGATTTATTAAGAACCTCTACCTATTAAAATAAGCAATTAAAATAATAATAATGGCTTGTGGGCCTTGTAGGGTTTGAACCTACGACCTTCAGATTCCTGCCACACTATGTTACCATAGCCAAATTTAGGAAAGAAATACTACTTACCCTCCATAATAGTAAGCTGGATTAGTTTCAGTAATCTTCTTCATCATTTGTTGTGGTCTGGACTGTCTCTTTACCATATTGAAATTCTTGCAAGTAATCTATTTTAACGTAGAAGGGAATTTGCAAACCCTCATCTCTGTACGTTACAGTGTTTTTTCTTTATTCAAACTACTACGCTTATTATTAGACAATTTCAACTTAGGTATTCACCCGTTCAGTCTCTACACGTTTGTAAGGAATATCATCCAGGTATAGGGCAATTTCAACCTACAGAGTATTCAATATATTATCTGATTCCTTATTTTCGCTCGGTATTGTCCTTACACATTATTGATTAGTGTTGTTATAAACATCATAACGGTACCTGTAATGATGTAACAACATAAAAAGGATTTCCACCGAATTTGGGTGATTCTACATAGGGATTTCTCGCCTATGCACACAATTTTACTATGAGTCTGCTGCTCTAACCTACTGAGCTAAAGGCCCTTAATATGTATATAAAGTTACTAATTCTTTAAATGGCGGAGTCTACCAATCTCACGACTAATAGACTCCTAGCTATCAAATCCAAATCAAATACACAATAAACATTTAGTACTCCTTACAGGACTTGAACCTGTGGCCTACTGCTTAGAAGGCAGTTGCTCTATCCAACTGAGCTAAAGGAGCAAGAGAGGGGGAGCTGGCAAAGGTACACAACATTTTATGAAAATCCAAAACAACTATGAGTACTCCCCCTCCTATTATTAGAAGAGGTCTAAAAGACCTCTATCTCCATCTCCACAGCATGTTGCTATTATGCATAATGCTAATATAAGTGCAAAGAAAGTGTATAATATTATTTCTTCCAAATTATTTTTTAATTTCTTTCTCATCCTTATTATTTTTGTAATATTTCTCATAACTTTCAAAATTAACTTTTCCATGTGAATAAGTACATCTTGCAATAAGATTACAGTTACTTTTATCTAGATATTTATACATAGGTCAGTCTTTTTTGATGTTTGTCCATGCACTTATATGTAAAGCACTTTTATTTTCTTGTTCTCTCAGATATCTATTTTGAATCTCCTCCATTACTGGATTCAACTCAGTGATGTACTGTACAAAGACTCTGCCTTGTTTTGTTAGCTCACTTTGAATGTCTTTAATAGCACATTCTTGGGCTTGTTTTTGTTCGATTGTTAGCATAATTATAAATGTTTAAGGTTAGGTTAAGTCAGGGATTAATGTACAAAAAGGGAAGGACAGTAAGTACTGTCACTTCCCATCATTGTACTAACCCCTTAAACAATGATAACTGGTACCTCCAATGGGATTCGAACCCACACACCCAAATGGGCAAGGGATTTTAAGTCCCTAGTGTCTACCATTCCACCATGGAGGCAACTTTTTTAGTATTAATCTAAAGTCCAAGAATCTAATCCTATAGGAATATTTTCAACTTCAATAAGCTGAGGCGTCATAACAGTAATTTGAACTTGTATAGTTCTATCTGTTGGAAGGCTTCCTTTGATAATATTCTTAGAAATCTTAAGATTAACTATTTGTTGTGTGTATATCATTTCTGTAATAAAAGAAGTAATAGGAGTTTGGCGAATCTTCTTATTAGAAGCTCTTTTAAAGAGTTTCTTTATTCCTGCTTTATGTTCTGCGCATCTCTTATCTCATTTTTTGTTTTTCTTGTTGTCTTTCGTTGTTCTGCTCATCTTTATAGGAATTACATAATTTTATTGAGCTTACCATGATGCCACAGTACTTTTGTACTGGGCAACCATGGCAATTTTTATAAACATCTAAATATTTCATATTTTTGTTGTAAAACCTCTTCTTTTTAGTTCTGCACAAAGATATGGAAGAAAGGCTTTTCTTATACCTAATCTTTTAATCATTTTTACACAATTTAGAATATGCCATAAAGACATGTCTTTATAGAGGATTAGTTCACCCTCTTTGGTTGTCCACCCTAAATGTCTATTGTTATACGCTTCTTCTATCTCTGTAAGGATGCTGTCCTCATCTATCATGAAAGGAGCTATCCAATCGTCATAGTATGCCATTAGTTTATTGTATATAATCTGTAAAAGTAGAGTAGAGGAAGGAGCAATAGTCAGTCAGACTATATTGATTGATGGAATTAAAGGAATGTAATTAACTATTGAAGTAAGTCTAACTTACGGCATCCTTCCTCTATTACACAGCCACTATGGTGGGTGGAATTTGTTCTGTGTCTCTACTATGAAAACTACCCTGAATTATGCACCCTTTATAGAGTGTGACGCCAACAGGGTTTAGTGAAAATGGAGTCTTCGCGGCCCTACTAAAATGGGTAAGCAACTCCGCTCTTCTTACGTCAATTAAAGGCAAGGAGTAGACACTGCGGCGCTACAGCAGGCAGTGTAAGTCCTACTCTTCTTACCTTGATTATTTCAGCCCAAATTGGATGGAATCCTTGTACTCTTCAGAGGGTTCTTTCTCAGTGCCATACACTGAGAACCAGTCCTCCAATAGGGGAGTTGAGTAATGATAGAAATCTTCCCAATCTCCATTGAGAAGTGAGTCTATTTTCGCATATTCTTTAGTTGGAACAAAATCAGTAAACCAACTTTCATGGTCATCGTTACTGTAAAATCTGTGTAGCCCTTCAAAGAGTGCTATTATCAGTTCTCTTTGTTGAATAAGGGTTTCTTCTTTATTTTCAAAATGAGGATACCAAATAGATTTTGTTCCGTCTTGCCGACAATCTGCAGCCATATATATTTCTTGTCCTCCTAAGTTGTAGGAGAGCATAGATACTATGATTAATATGGTTGTGTAAAGTAATTTTTTCATAATGATTTGGATTTAGAATAAATAAGAAAAGGCCTCTCATGTCTTCTTCTCCTACCAGTTAGCTATCTAATTTCAGCCTGTCGTAGAGAATCAAGTGACATTTGAGGCCTTTGAGAATTTAATTTAGATAAGGAGAGCAAATAGCCCTCCTATATGGCGATGCCTTCATGGTCATAGTCCCAATTGGCATAAGTATTACGATGGGTATCAAGTACTTTGTATCCTCTATTGTCGTAATTGAGGTCTCTGATTGTGAAGGATTTGTGGATGTATTTTCCCACCATTTGTATATCTGCATGTAGCTTTCCTACTCCAATCTTCTCAGTGTACTTAGATGCAAGATGCTTGTAGCGTGAGGCTTCTTCTCTTGCGTATGCAAGAGCTTCTTCAAAGGAAGGAAACAGTACTGCGCTTGCTGAGATTGCATTTGTTTGGCTAACTAAGTCGGAGTGTATGACTATGAAAGCCTCTTTTTTGGATTTTTCAAGATTAATCATAATTGTAATGTTGTTTAAAGGGGTTTGACTAATTTTGTTCCCACAGTGATTTCGATATCACATGCCTTCACAGGTTAAGTGCCACGCTTTTGATGTAATCTCAATGGCTGCTGTGGGAAAAATTTGTAATATTTTGTTGTTGTCTTATTTAAAAAAGAAGAGAGGAAAGGTGTCAATTAAGACACCTTCCTCTATGTCGGTCAGTAGCAAGTGTTATTTACTTGCTCATTGCTGCAAGAGCACGCCAGTTGAAGCCGAGGGACTTGCGCTTGCTCTGGCCCTGCCTGCACAATACATAAGATTCCATCTGCACTTTGCGAGGCTTTGTGCCATTGGCTTTGGCTTCCTCGTCATACTGTTTCTGGAGCTCACGACGTCTTGCCAAGGTCTCCTCATCAGGCTCTGTCTGGCACACCTGTAAGGTGGCATAGTTGGCATTGAGGAATTCCTTTGTCACAGGCTCTTCAAGTCTGCTTGAGATTGCCACATAGGTGTCTTTCCCTGTCAAAGGGTCGTTGAACACAAGGCACTCTCCATTAGAGGTTTCCTGCACATTGGGGTCACCATGAAGCATGCAGAACTGCAGAAAGCTGAATGAATCAATGGGTGAAAAGTTTGTTGTTGCCATAGTTGTAAATGTATTTTTGGTGGTGTGAATACTAAGTTTATGAAGAGACCACCACTCTCCACAAACCTTGGTTAAACTATCATTGGTTACTCAGCAATTGCCTTTCGCCAAAATATAGGGGTAGTGGTTTGTGCTTTTGTTTTAAAATTTTGAGAAGCATTATATTAGAATGTTTCATTAGTCTTGTTAGTTTATGCTCACTTACTATTAGTCTTGTAAGCTTATATTAGAACTGCAATATCCTTGGATTTGCAGTTGGGAGGGGGGCCTGTCCCACTCCCAAAGTATAGGGGTGGTGGTTTGTGCTTTATACCTTCTCTTTAACCATACTTCCTGTTTTAAATTTCTGCCCCTTTTTCCATTTTGTTTTTAATGCTTTTATTTATATTTTTCTTTTTCTAAATCATTCCCCCATATTTACCCCCCCCCTACCACTGCTGCTGTTTAAATTGCCTCTAAGATGCTTTCTCAATTTTAATTTATATTTTTATAATGCAAACTATACACATAAAAACAGTAAAAGTAGGCTTCAATTATTTGCATTTTAATGGGCAAAATTTTGCATTATCTTCTTTTTATTTATTCAAAGAGAAATAGAAAAAGGGAAAGAAAGAAATATATAAAGAAAGAAAGGGAAAAAGAAAAGAGAAAGTATAGGGGGGGGGGAATATCCCAAAAATAAAAATGGGGGAGGGGATATTTATAAAAATAAAAAGGAAGCTTCACAGCTTCCTTTTCCCCTAAAATAATTAACCAAAATCTTAATAAATCACTAAAAACCTAAATCAACATCAAAGGCCCTTACAAAAAGGCTAAGAGCTACCTAATATAACTATTTTATTGTTAATGTTATTTTTTCTCCCTTCTTCAATGCTGGCATTACATGCTCATCCATCAGTTTATAATAGTATATTGTAGATTGAAGAACCTTTCCTTTCTGAAGATTTCTTCCTACAGCTATACATCCAAGAGAATCTTCTGCTGTATTAAAGGGATGTATTCTTACTCCTTGGTATCCCTTTACATCCATTATCTCTAGCACTTTCCCTCCATACTTTCTGGCAAAAGCTCTATTTGCAAACTTAGGAGAGTAGGTCATCTTTACTTCATAAGTACCTGTTGGAATAGCTGTCTTACCATAGATCTTCTTTGCTTTAATCTCATTGATAGGCATTGTGCTCATAAGGCCTCTGTCTTTATCCTCACAGGTCTCTGAGAACTTTACATTATTGATAAAACACTCTCCAATAGTGTAAGTATCTTTCTTCCAACGTCTATTTATCAATATCTCCATCAGTGCTACCTTTTGACTTTTTCTTAGGAGTTGATTCTACAGAACCTAAATACTTTATCATCTGCATCTGCAAAGTACTTAATTGACTTTTGAGACTATCATTTTCTTTTTGCAAGTATTCTATCTTTTCATTGAGAGATAGTATAGTCTCTTCAAATCTTTGCTTTTGTGCAGCCATTGATTCTTCCATTGTCTTTTTATATAATTCAAATGAAGCATTTTGATTCTCAATATGCTGACTTTCTACTTCTGTATTATACTTTCTTCTTGTGAATATAAATGTTACCCAACTTGAGACTGTAGTACAGAACAGTCCCACTAATGCTATAATAATTTCTGCTCCCATCTCTTTTAGTTTTTGCAAATGTACTCATAATATTGACATAATATTTAGACATTACAAAAAGACTAAGGTTAATAACCTGTATTATTAATATGTACTCTTAAGAAGTTTCTATGTAGTACTTTTGCATAAACAAAAATAGAATGAAGCAGATAGTATTTATATTGGTGTTTATTCTGGGGTTAGCTCTAGTCCTTGCTGTTAAGCAGATAGAGATACTTGATAAGAAGTGGAAAGATGCCACTATAAACATGAAGGCATATAGTGCTCAGTTAGATGCAAGCAAGAAGGATAATGTAGCATTTCAAATGACTATAGATCAGTTGAGATACTATGGAGATTCCATCATGAGGGAACTTGATAAGACTAAGAAGGAACTCAATGTTAAGGATAAAAACACTATAGCTCTTCAGTATGTAGGTTCTACATTTACTAAGAGTGATACTGTCATGTTAAGAGATACTGTATTCAAGGAACCTGCTTTTGCTTTAGATACTACTCTTGAAGATCAGTGGTATTCTATGAGAATAGGCCTTAGTTATCCTTCTACTGTAGCTGTATCTCCTAGATTCCATAGTGAGAAGCATATTATAGTATCCTCTAAGAAGGAAACAGTGAATCCTCCTAAGAAGTTTTTTCTTTTAAGGTGGTTTCAGAAGAAGCATAGGGTAGTCAAGGTAGATGTTATAGAGAAGAATCCTTATGTTAAGGATGAAGAGAATACGTATATTCACATAGTCAAATGATCATAGTGATTTAATAGTTGTTGTTAAGTTAAGATTTTATGTTAACTTGTTTCGTGTGTCATTTTTTCTCCCTTGCTTGTGAAAGTGGGGGAGTTTTTTATTGCCTTCACTACAGTCTCATCTAACAGTTTAGCATATATTTGCTCTGTTATCCTTGTAGATGAATGTCCGCATATTCTTGCTATTATCTTCATATCTATACCTTCATTCAATAACATAGTTGCTCCTGTGTGTCTAGCCCAATGAGAGCTTATTGGTTTATCTACTCCTGAAGCCTGGGCAACTACTTTGAGATACTCATTGTACTTGACATTGCTTATGATAGGTAATGTTTGATTATACTTATCTAGTATTCTTAAGGCGTCTTGTACTAAGGGTATAGTGAAAGGTTTATCAGTCTTCTTTCTTTTCCCTATGTATACCTTCGTCCCCTCTAACTCTGTTACATCATTATATTTAAATCTTACAAGGTCAGAATAGGATAAACAAGTATAGGTTTGGAATATAAATAAATCTCTTACTCTCTCAAGGCACTTAGTTGGTAATATAGAAGTCTTTATCTTGTAGAACTCTTCTTCAGTCAGGTATCTTGATGTGTGAATGTTCTTGCCTTTATTGATGTTTACCCAGTTATATGGATTCTTATTAAGTAAACCATCTTTAAGGGCATCAAGAATAAAAGAGTTCAAGAACCTGTGATAATTGTTCCATTTACTATATATCTTCATTTCTTTACTTTCTAAATATCTATCATAGGCAATTATGTTAATCTCATTGACATCTTCAAAGTATATAATTTTTCCCCACTCTTCAAAGAATCTAAGGAACCTATTATATCTTTCTTGGCTATCTTTGGACTTTCCATATTTCCTTATCTCTGCTCTAGTCTTACAGAAAGCCAGGAAAGAAATGTTCTTTTCCTTCAAGAGTTCCATTCTTCTGGGAATATCAGATAGGGTAATATTGCCTTCTTCAGACATTGTTAAGAGAACTTGTCTGATCTTGGATAGTAAAGACTCTATTAAGTCATTATACTTAGAAGCATCTGGAGTATTTATAACTTTATCTTTTCTCCATTGATTAGGATATACTCTGATGCCTGTACTCAGATACTTTTGTTTGTAATTATAGGTTATACGTATTTCTATGGTAGCCTTTTTCTTTGAGGAGGCTTTCTTGTATCTGTCATAGATAAGACAGATTTGAGGAAAATGGTTAATCATTGTTAAATGTAATTGGTAAGGTTAAGTGTCAGCAGTGGTAGTGTAAATATGTAATAAAAGAAAAGTATACTATAATAAATGTGTATATGATAATATATGCCAATGACCAAAAAAGAGAGCCATAGAAGGCTCTCTTTTAGATTTTGCGGAAGGTGAGGGATTCAAACCCCCGATACCCGAAAGGGGTATATTTTATTGAGAACCAATTGCTTATATAATTCTTAATAAAATGATACTACGGAGGATATAATGAATACATAATAAATAGGTTTAAAAGGATTATAATAGATGGTAAAGCAAAGATAAATAATCCATATGAAACTTCCAAGGTATAATTTTAAAAAATATTGTATTTTTTTAAGTTGAAAATTTGGAAGTATAAATGGAAATGTATATCTTTGTGGAGTCTTAAATAACAGATACTTTAACCTATCAAGTCACTATAATAGAGATACATATTTAGTTTGACTAAAGTATTACTTTAAGTGATTTTGTCCTAAATTATAAACTAATTTAAACTACTGTAATATGAAGAAGTTTCCAACAAGTGAAAAAGAGTGGCAGGCAGAAAGTGATGCCAGGACTCTAGCAGAATACCAAAAGATAATGGGAGATAAAGATAGAATGAGCAGGGCTCTTAAAATTGCTAAAAGGGAAGCTGCTCGTTATAGGGAGCAGGCTGATGCTATGGATAAAGTTGTAGGAAGTAGACCCAGAAGAAAAAAGTAATGATATGCCACAGAAGAAAGAGAAAAAAGAATTGGCTATTATTCAAGCCCATTCTCTAAGAGACTTGCTTAATCAAGTAAATGAAGTTAATTTCAATGATAGCAAACCTACTATAATGAGGGATGATATTATTGGATTACAAAAAATCGACGATACTTATTTTCTTTTATATTTTAGATAAATAAAAGGAGGAGCCTATGTGTAGTCAAGAGAAGAGGAAAGAATATGACGAAGAACCTGTCAAGTACTGCACTAACTGCTACTCTTTAAAGATAAAATATGAAGAGACTATAGATAGCGATTGTTGTGCAAATTGTGGATGTCTCAGTATAAGAGAATCTAATATAAGGGAATGGGAGAAGTTATACGAGAAAAAATATGGAAAAAAATTTGTTGAAGATACCTGTAATCTAAAGCAATCAGCATACTTCAATATGCCTATCTCAAAGCTAAAGAAAAAGGTATTTGAAAGCAAAAACTTTGATACTATTCTCAAAACACTTTATCCTAATTTTCCTGGAGGATATAGTAAAGCTGATTCTGTCATATTACTATTTGACAAGCTTTCTAAAGATAACAAGTTAGATGAATTACGTTTATTATTATTAAAATTGAACTAAGGCAATGGAAGAGAAGAAAACAATTACAACTGAGAATGTTCAAGAGAACAATCAGAAATTGAGTTATGAACAGCTTAATGAGGCCTGCTCTCAACTTTATCAGCAGAATCAAAATTTGCTTAGACAGTTGCAGCAGGCTAATCTTACTAACATGTTTAAAAGATTAGATTATCTTTTTAATGTATTAAATTATAATAGTTTGTTTGATGCTGATTTTGTATATGATTGTGTAAAAGAGATAAAAGAAGCTCTTACTGTTGATCAGCCAGAAGAAAAAAAGATTAAGGAGGAGTAATCATGGATGAGGCCAATACTGACAAAAAGATAATTAAGAGGCAGTTAAGGCCAAATAATGTAGTGGCTGTTCCTACAACCTTTGGCACTGAATTCTTTAAATGGTGGTGCATATTTCTCAGGCCATTTATTAATCTCACAGATAGAGAAGTTCAAGTAATTTCCTGTTTCCTTAAAGAGAGATATGAACTCTCTAAGTATATTTCAGATGCAGGTATTCTTGATAAAATGGTAATGAGTGAAGATACTAGGCAGAAAGTACAAAAGGAATGCAAAATATCTTCTCAGCATCTATGTGTAGTACTTAATAAACTGAGAAAAAACAAAGTGATTATAGACAACATGATTAATCCTAGATTAATACCTAATATTAGAACAGATGATAATGGATGTTTTCAATTGCTTATTCTGTTTAAGGAGAAAGAAGAGAAATGACATTAAATGATGTTTTTAAAATAGTATCTGATGATGTAGGATTATCTAAAGCAGAAGTAGAAAAGATATATAAGGCTTATTGGAAAGCAATAAGAGAACATATTACTTCTATTCCTTTAAAAGAAGATCTTACAGAGGAAGAATTTGAAGATTATCGTCCTAATGTTAATATTCCGTCTATAGGTAAACTTTATGTGACCTTTGATAAGTATAAGAAAAGAAGAGATATAGTAAAAGGAGTACTTGGAGAATGATACATATTAAAAAAATAAAACCTCTATTTACCACTGTAATTACTACAGGAGATAAGTTTGAACAGGATATGGTTGATGGAGGTATTATCATAGCTAAAAAAGGAGACCTTAAATTATGGCAGAAAGTTATAGCAACAGGTTCTGCTGTAAGAGATATCAATGTTGGAGACATGGTGATGATTAATGCAGATCACTTTGCCTTCAAGAAATATGATAAGAACTCTATTCAGAATGACTTGGATAACAATCCTACATTAGGATATCACTTTAATTGGGTGACTATAGATAATGAAAAAGGAGAGCCTGAAGAATGCCTGCTCTTAAATGATAGAGATATTATGTATGTCTTTGAAGGAGAAGAAAAGGAAGATTCTATAATAGTTCCCTCAACCAACAAAATAATACTAAGCTAATATGAAAGATATAAAGGTGAACTCTTCAGGAGGAGTAGGATTTTGGGGACTTCTTACTATAGTATTTATAGTATTGAAACTTACCCATGTTATTGACTGGTCTTGGTGGTTAGTATTATCTCCTATTATTATAGGATTTGTCTTGACTATTGTAATAGCGTTGCTAGTTATCATATTTTCTAATTTAAGGTAGAAGATTGTTTGGGAGAAGGAGCCTGAGCCTATTACAGGCTTAGGCTTTTTAATTATACCTTATAATATATATAGGAGATTATAAAATGAAGTTAATAAAGGTTGAAGACTATCAATTAAAGGTAGCAGATGAGGCCTTGCTTGTTAAGCCTTTCAGAAAACTTTGGAATATGGATAGATCTCAAGGCAAGGAACAGTTCTATAAACAAATGTCTTTGCTCTACTATGTTTATTCTCCTTCTTCTAACTATTCTTATATAGTAGATGAGAAGGCTAGAATGAAAGAGGTAATGGAGCAAGAGGATATTCGAGATATCAAAAACAATACTGAATTTAAGGCTGCTGTTGAAGTATATAAGAAGCTTGTGAAGACTGCTTCCAGTGAACTGCTTACTGATGTTAGAATGACTATAGATAAAGTCAGACAGGCTTTGAATAGTATTAACTTTGATGACTTGGAAGAGAAAGACAAGGTAACTGCTCTTAATACTGTTACATCTATAGTTAGTAAAATACCTAAGCTTGTAAAAGATCTTTCAGAAGCAGAAAAAGCAGTAGCAAAAGAGTTAGAGGAACAGAATACTGCTAGAGGCTCTCAGGAGCTTACAGTAGGTGATATATGGTCAGGACAAGGTCTATAGTAAATAGTAGATTTAAGTGTTTATAAGTAAGGGGTTAAGGCATTTGGAGACATTCTCTGGATGCCTTAATTTTGTGAAAAATTTTATATTATGGCTAAGAAAGATGGAAGTTGGCTTAATAAATTATCAGGCAATATAACTAAAGCTAAAAAGAAGATAGATAAAAAGATTCAATCAAATAAAAGGAATAATAAATCTGTCGATATAAATAATACTTGGAGTAGTCCTTTCCCAGAGTTTTATGAAACTGCTGGAGGGAACCCTTTTGCACACGCTTTAAGAAAGCAGATATATGATAATCTATATCCAGCAGGGTATGGTAGAGATGATACAGGCACTCTTAGAGAAAGAGCAAATGCTGTATTATTTAATGAACCAGAGTATTTAGGAGAAAGGCATAAAAATAGGGATGATATATTTGCTACATATCTAGGTATTCCTGAAAGTGAAAGATATGATATTGGAGCTCCTAAAGTAGAACTCTCTGAGTATAAACCATCTAACTCCAAAGACAATATTGCTTACTATAGTATTCCTTGGAATTCTATATTGAGACATGATGATGGTTCTGCAAGTACTACAGTGGCTAATACTTTTGTAGAAGGAGCAGGTATAACACCTTGGGATTTAAATAAGAATAAAGTTGCTAGTCCTCTTAATGCTTTATTTGGAGACCATACCGTTAGTTCTGGCTATGATGATAAAGGGCATTATTATTCTTATTATGATAGATGGGACATAAATCCTTTTTATGGTAAAAGTGGAGAAAGAAATGGGCTCTTAAAAAGAATTTTAGAAAATAAGGATGATATATCACTTGGAATAGGTACGCCTATAGAATTTTATAATCGTCTTTACTTAGATGACTATTACGGAGTTCCTGGGAATAAAGGATTATATCTACCTCCTCTTGAAGTTTATGGAGCTAAACACTCTTATGGAGGCCCATTAATTCAGCAGGCTAATAAGTTTGGGGATGGTGGGCCTAAAAGAAATAAAAAACAAAGAGAGCCTTATTATGGTATATATGGTAATGTATCTCCTTATATAGGAGAAGGTTCTCCTATACTACAGTATGATGCAGAAAAAGATGAATGGCTTTCTGATACTTGGTCTGATGATTTAGATAGAGTAAAAGAAGAAAAGGAGTGGTATAAGAATGCTCCTGAAAGTTTTAGGAACAATTATAGGATGATAGTAGATTTAAATGGTGGTAAAGTTAAATATGTTACTCCAGAGCAACAATACTTAGGATCTTGGAGAAATAAGGATATTGGTCATTGGGGAGGTGCAACTTTTGGAACTGATGAAAATGGAGATATAGTAGCTGCTAATCCTTTTGATGGTGAGATAATTACTGGAGATGGCAGATTAGCTGTACCAGTTGAAGGAATGGTAGATGACTATGGAAATCAAATATATGAAGCTGGAAATGACTATTATATAGAAGGTAAAAGCCCTAATGAATTTGCAGAGGGAGGCTCTCTTAATACTCCTAAACAATGGAAAGACCTATCTGTTAAAGAGAAGTCTGATATAATGAAGGTTGCTATTAGAAATGGTATTACTAATCTTCCTGATATTAGGAATAAATATAATGAGTTTGCTGCAGGAGGGAATATATATGGTTTAGGTAGTGTTATGAGTAAAGCATCTAAAGTCGTTAATAATATAGCAAATAGAGTAGAAGCTGCCAATCAAGCACAACAAAGCAAAGACGCATTTAACTTATATAGCTATTTACCAATGTTATTTACTCAAGACGGAGTAAATATTTATGTTACTTCTGGTTATAGAGAAGGGGCAAAAGTAAAAGGAAAAGGAAACAGATCAAGACATAGTATAATGAATGGAGCTGCAGATATTGTTCCTACAGGTAAATCTACTTTTGCTGATATAAGAAGAGTTTTAGATAATCCTCAATCTAATACAGCTAAGTGGTTAGCATCTCATGGTTATGGTTATCTTGATGAAACTAGTGCTACTGGTACTACTAAATACTGGCATGATTATAATAAAGACCATAGTCATTATCACATAGGTCAAGATTATGGTAATAAATACACTGCTTGGTTTAATACAGCAGCTAGTCGTCCAGGACAAGAAATATTCAATGATGGGGATTATATTAATATAGCAAAGGACTATATAAGAAGGAATGAAAGTTTCAGAAGAATGTCCTATGCTGACGCTCCTAAAGGAAAAAATTGGAGAAGTACAGGCTATGGCTTTAATGATTCTGGTTTCTGGAGTAAGTATCCTGGAGGTATATCTAAATATTATGATGCAAGAGGAGGTATAACAGAAGCAGAAGCAGAACAAGAACTTGAATGGATTTTAAGAAATAGTACTATTCCTTATCTTGAGAGAACTTATGGTTCTAGTTGGAATAACTTTACTCCTCAACAGAAAGCAGCTATTATAGATACTGCATATCAATCTCCTAATGCAGTAGGAAACAAATCAAGATTCTATAGGGCAATTATACAAGGAGATCCTAATGCTATTAATTATCTTGGTGTTACTGGCTATGATAAGAGAAATAATATTAGAAGAAGTTTATATAATTCTAGAACAATGCCTAATATTACTCCTATTCAACAGCAACAAACTATTCCTGATAATTTAGCATATGGAGATATTTTTAATTATAATCCTTTATATGATAATATGTCATCTCCAAGACCAGGAGATTATACAATGGCAGAAAACAGTTTATTACAACAATCATTAGAAGATTCTATAAATGCTTTTAAAGAACAACAAGTAGAAGAGGAAAGACAGAGAGTATTAGCAGATAGGCAGCAGAAGAGAAACAATTTAAATTTCTTCCTAGGGATGTCAGGATTCTTTGGAGATAATTCTTCTTCAGAAAATTATTTTATGCCTGGTATTATGGGATTGTTGAGTAATACAAATAGTAATCAAAGTGCTTATGGAGGCAATTTATATAAAGGTGGAAGTTGGTTAAATAACTATACTCCTTCTGCAGTTATAAATAGAGCAAAGAATAGAGTAAGCAAGAAGAGAATTACTCCAAGTGAATATGTAGATAGAGCAGTAGAAACTGTTAGAAATGTAGCTAGAGAAACTGCAAATAAGCAGCCTGAGATAATATTCGATGCTTTAGCTGAGGAGATGCCTAGATATAGAGATGTAAATATTCCATGGATTGAAGACAAAGCTATTACTCTAACTAATGCTGGAAAGGCTACAGGAGCTAGACTATCTACTAACATGTTAGATAGTATAGCGAAATATGCTGATGAAGCAGGGCTTCCTATAGATACAGCAGTTGGCTTAGCAATTAAAGAGACTACATTAGGTAATCCTACGAATGATGCATCACTTTATTATTTAGCTGGAAGTCCTAACAGGAAAGAGGCCTTCAAAAAATGGTATGCTGAAAGAGGTACTAGACAGTATATAAATCCTGGAGTAGATATAGCAGCAAGTAATTTAATAAATATGCACTATAGTCCTAATCCTTATAAAGATGCTTTGGCTGAAGCTAGAGAAAAATCAGTAAGTCAAGAAGATTTTAATAGAAGATTGCTGTTAGGACTGGATTATGCAAATAGAAAAGCAACATCGTTAATTGCTTCTGGAGAATTAAATAAAAATGTATTACAAGCAGGTCTTGAGAAGTATAGAAATTCTCCGAGAGGATATAACAGCAATCAAAGAAATCATCCGGATTTAGTTGCTGCTAGAGCTATGGAGATTCAGAATAGTCCTGAATATCAGAGATGGAAAAGAAGTTATAATAAGAAAAAATAATATATAAAACTATGGCAAAAATTCATATTAATCCTAAGAACAAAGGAAAGTTTACTGCAACTAAAAAGAGAACTGGAAAATCTACTGAGGAGTTAACTCACAGCAAGAACCCACTGACTAGAAAGAGAGCTATTTTTGCACAAAATGCAAAGAAATGGAAGCATTAAATTTATTATACATTAATACTTTTCTTATGCTCTTTTTATGTAATAGTTTCTAAGTTAATTTTGCAAATATAATAATTAAAATATGACAATATGGCATACAATGGATTAGGAGGATTTCCTTCTCAACAGTTGTCATTCAGTAGAAAGAATAAAGTATGGAGGAAGAAGTGTGTAGACTTTGGTGATGACCATAGTCTTCTGCACTATCATCTTACCAGGAAGTCTGTATTTTCTATGAAGATTAACTATGATCTTCTTAATGGCAAGTTGCACATGTCTGACTTGAGGATGCTATTAAATCCTTATGAGCTTGATGCTTCTTTTGTGCCAGATTCAATACAGCATTATCCTATATTGAACTCTAAACTTGAAGTTCTTAGAGGAGAAGAGAGTGAGAGATGGTTTGATTTTAGGGTAATAGTTACTAACCCTACTGCTGTATCTGAAATAGAGGAAGAGAAGAATGAGCAGTTAAATGGGATGTTGCAGCAGTTGTTAGCAGATACTTCACAAAGTCAAGAGGATTTTGATAAAGAAGCTGAAGGTCTTGTTGACTATTTTAGGTATGACTATCAGGACAAGAGAGAAATGAGGGCTAATAGGCTTCTTAATCACTATATGCAGGAGTTAGATATTCCTCAATTGTTTAATAGAGGATTTGTTGATGCTCTTACTGTAGGGGAGGAAATATACCAATGCAGTATTGTTGGAGGAGAGCCTTTTATAGAGAAGATAGATCCAATGAAAATTAGAGTAATAAGATCTGGATATTCTAATAAAATAGAAGATGCAGATATTATTATTCTAGAAGATTACTGGAGTCCTGGTAGAGTATTAGACACTTATTGGGATCAACTATCTCCCAAAGACATAAAAGCTATAGATGAGGCCCCTGATAATATGGGAAGTACCTATAGTGATTCTATGGATAATGTAGATGAGAGATATGGCTTTGTTCCTAATTTAAGTTTGGACATGGTAGCAGGAGATACTTTCATTGATCCTTTAAGCCTGTTTGAGGAGCATATAGATACCAGTCTTCTTCCTTATGATATGAATGGCAACATTAGAGTGCTTAGGGTATACTGGAAGTCAAGAAGAAAAATAAAGAAGGTAAAAAGTTATAATCCTGAAACAGGAGAAGAAGAGTTTAATTTCTATCCTGAGACCTTCCACTGTAATCCTGATAAGGGTGAGGAAGAAGAGGTGTTTTGGATTAATGAGGCTTGGGAAGGTACTAAGATAGGTAATGATATATATGTTGATATGAGACCTTGTCCTATACAGTACAACAGGCTCAGCAATCCTTCTGCTTGTCACTTTGGTATTATAGGTTCTCTGTATAATATTAATGGGGATGTAGCCTATAGCATGATTGACATGATGAAGCCTTACAGTTATTTATATGATGTTGTCCATGATAGATTAAACAAGACTCTTGCCAAGAATTTAGGAAAAATAGTAAGGATGGACTTTGCTAAAGTTCCTAAGGGATGGGAGGTAGAAAAATGGCTTTATTATATTAAGGTGAACAATATTGCTGTTGAGGATAGCTTCAATGAAGGAGATAGAGGTATGGCTACTGGTAAACTTGCCGGTGGTATGAATAATGCTTCTTCTGGAGTTATTGATGCTTCTTTAGGAAATGAAATTCAACAGTATATTAATTATCTTGAATGGATATCAAATAAGATAGGGGAAATCTCTGGCATATCAAGACAAAGAGAAGGTCAGATTTCTAATAGAGAAACTGTTGGGGGTGTAGAAAGAGCTACTTTGCAGTCTTCCCATATTACTAAGAGATGGTTCTTTATTCATGACAGTGTGAAAAAGAGAGCTCTTGAGTGCTTCCTTGAGACTGCTAAGATTGCTATGAAGGGAAGAAAGAAGAAATTCAGCTACATTCTATCAGATGGCTCTATGCAGTTTATTGATATTGATGGTGATGAGTTTGCAGAATGTGACTACGGTCTTGTAGTAGATAACAGCACAGGTACACAAGAGCTTAACCAGAAGCTTGATGTTCTTGCTCAGGCTGCCTTACAGAATCAGCTGCTTGACTTTTCTAGCATCATGAAGCTCTACACTACTAAGTCTGTTGCTGAAAAGCAGAGAATGGTTGAGGCTAATGAAAGAAGAGTTAGAGAAGAGCAACAGCAACAACAGCAGCAGCAAATGCAGTTGCAACAGCAACAGATACAGCAGCAAGGTCAGATTGCAGAACAGCAGCAGCAGTTGCAATATCAGATGCATCAAGAAGATAATGAGACTAAGTTGCTTGTGGCTCAGATTAACTCCCAGGCTGAAGCAGACAGGTTAGCTCTTATGAATGAGGAGCAAGGTCTTACAAGAGCAGAAGAGGCTGAATATAAGCAGCAAGAGTTAAGTCAAAGTGCTAAGGAATTCGAGGCCAAGATGAAGCAAGAAAGTGATAAGCTTGCCTTCGAAAGAAAGAAGCATGAGGATGATGTCAGACTTAAAGAGAAGCAGATAAACAAGTCTGGTTCTAAGAAGTAATTAGGAAGTTTCTTTTAATTAAGATACTTAATGTTATAGTTATTATTTTTGCAAAAATATGATATTTATGAGTAAGATAATTAAAGACAAACACATTGGAGAAGCGACGCTTTCAAAGAAGCCGACTCAAGGCATTTCTCTTGTTATTAATGAGGGAGCTGTTACTACTGATAAGATAGCTGATAAAGCAGTGACTCCTGAGAAGCTCAGTGATTCTGTCAAAGAAGAACTTGTAGATCCTAGTATTCAAGATTTGCAGAATCAAATTGATTCTATTCAAACTACTGGAATTGCTCTTAGTGGTGAACTTGGAGATAATACCCATATTGGCATACACCAACAGAAGATTACTGAAACTGTAAATGATCTTGATTCTAGAATTATTTCTGCTGGTGATAAAGCTGATGAGGCTTTAATGTTGGCAAGAAGTATTAGTGAAACTCCTGCTGTAAATAAGGTATTTGTTGGATCTGATAATAATGAGGGGATGTTGGAGCCAGAGGCTGGAACTGTTACTTGGCCTACTCCAATCAGGCAGATTATTTATATAACTCATTGGAGAAAAGAAGAAGCTTCTTGGCAAGGAGAGGAAGGAGAGTATTGGTATGATCCAACTGAAAACATGCTTTATTTATTTGTAACAGAAGGAAATCATACTTACACAATTGATGTTACGCTTCATCCTGAAAGTTTATATATCTACAATAATGAAGGATATAGATATGATGTAACTTCTAATACTCTTGTAAAAGTATTGAATAGTGCGTCTGGTTCTAATACTAGTGGAAAAATCTTTCCTGTAGTAGCACTTACTCAAAATATAGATACAGATCCTATTGACTATACTAAAGTAAATATAGGAGATTATCTATTTATAGAAGATTATGTTGCTAAATATATAGGAAATGGAGCCATTGACACTAATATAGAGGATGGTACTTTCTTTGTATGGAAGGAAGACTTGTTTATGTCAACTCAAGGAGGTTATCTTAGCACAATGATTGATCATTATGTTGTAACTAATGATATTATTAATAGAGCAGTAACTACAGATAAAATTGCAGATAAAGCAATTACTACTACTAAGATAGCAGATAAAGCCATTACAAAAGATCAGATAGCTGATATGACTATTGAAGGCAGTAATATACGACATGCAACTATCACAGGACATCATATAGCATCTGGTACTATTGACGGAGAGCATATTGTTAGCAAATCAATTACTGGTAATAATATAGCTGATCAAACTATAACAGGAGATAAACTTGTCAATGGCACTATTACAAATAATAAGATTCAAGCAGGTTCTATTGGAGAACAAGAGATTGCTGAAGGTGGAGTAAAAGGCTATAATATTGGAGAAGAAGAAATTACTGCTTTCCATCTTTCAAGTGGATGTGTTGGTGCAGATGCTCTTGGAGATGGAGTAATATATTCTACTCATATAGTTGATGGTGAGATTACTACAAATAAAATTAAGAATCTTGGTGTTACTACTAATAAGATAGCTAATGGTGCTGTAGATGCCAATAAGTTAGCTACAAATTCTGTTACTACTGCAAAAGTAGCTAATGGAGCCATTACAGATACCAAATTAGCATCAAAGTACATAAAAGGAATCAGAGTTAATGGAGGAGATCCTTATTTTCCTGGTGATGATCGAATAGTAAATCTTAATATTGATAGTGGTGGAGGAGTATCTCCAATAGGTCCATCTATTCCAGAGGGATTTGATGAGATTCCTACTAATCCTGAAGAGCCGACAGTTCTTTATTCTTATTTGTTAGAAGAGGATGAAAAATATTTAGTATCTAAAGAGTATACAGTTGATGGTGGTTTATTAGAGTTTCCTCCAAATGTGCAGCTTCTTTTTAACGGAGGAAAGATTACAGGAAATGCTGTTCTTGTAGGTAATGGTACTAAAATAATAGATACTACAGAACAGATTTTTGGAGAAGATGTAGCTATTGACAATCAAGGAACTTGGAATATTGAGTTTGCCAGACCTGAATGGTTTGGTGCAAAATCAGATGATGTTGATTATGGTTCTTGGCCTCTTAGGATATATGGAGCAACAGTTAATAATGTAACAGATAGTGGTACTCTAAATGACAATAGTAACTATCCACATGATCCTGATATTTTTTTCAGCACGGCTTCAAAACCTGTAATTGATTCACAAACACATCAGCCTACTGGAGAATATTATATAGTATATGAAAAAATACATGATTTAGGTCTAGCTCCTGATTCTATTGCTTTTAATGTAGTTTATGATACCAGTAACAAGTGTTTCCTTTATGAGTATTCAGAGGGTGGAAATACTTATTACTATTCTAAGTGGCATAATTCAGAAGAATGGAATGACTATTCTGGAGAATATGTTAGAGCAAGAAGAGATTGCGTTTTCATCAGCAGTTCAGAAGTAAACGGAAGAACTTTTGGATCAACAACAGGAATTCAAACAGCTGCTCATATATTTAAGTATAATTCAGATAATGAATTATTACCTTCATTTATTGATCTTATTACCTATAATGATTGTAGAATTCCTTTCCAAAGGGCATTGATTATGGGAAGGGGAAACATACAACTTCAGAAAGATGGAGTGTATACTTTTAGATCAGCTGCAATAAATGGAGAAGGTGAATATGCTTGTATTGATTTTAATAATCTTCTTTATGATGGAACTTTTGAAGGAAATGGTGCTACTCTTTTCTTTCTCCCTCAGGAAATAAAAGTTGGAAATGTAGTTGTAGATTTCAATGGTTTCTACATTAATGGTAGTCCTTCTAATAATACTAAATATACTATTCAAAATTTAAAATGTACTACAATTAGAGGATTTAAAGTAGAAGATAATGAAAACTATATACATATAGATTGTACTACATCTAACTGCAAACTTTTCCAAATACAAAGAGGTTTTGATGTTAATATAAAAAACATTGAAACTATGTATATGCATGAAGATTTTTATACTACGGCTAATGGATTAAATAATCCTCTTCCTGCAGGAAGAGGCATTGTTATTAAAAATTGGAAAAGTAGAGAATCTTCTCAACCATTATATTGTGGTTGGGGCATGCAAAAGTTAGTAATTGAAGATTCCGATATTACTAATAGGAGATATGGGCAAGCAGGACATCATATGTTTTATATTAACTTTGGTGGAACATCTGTAAGAGATCATATATTATGTAAGAATACAAAAGTTGTAATCCCAGATGGTTTTACTTCATGTGTATTTGATCTCACAACTATAGCGGAAGGCAGTTCTTTTAACTATGCAAGACTTCAAAACACTATTAAGTTTATAGATTGTGATGTAATAGGTCATTCTTTTGGAACTGTAAATAGAGGAGTAACTTTAATATGTGAAAATTTAAAGTTCTATGCTACAGACGATACTGTAGTGTCTAAAGATCTTACTATATTAGATGATAGATCTATATTCAATAAAACAGTAAATGCACCAGCAGCTTTTGAATTTACAGATTGTTTCTTTGAATGTGGAAGTGCTCCTTTCTTCAGGAATAATTCGAATAGTAATTATGGGCAAGACATCTTAACTATGAGAAATTGTAGAGTAAGTGGAAGTTTTGGAGAAAGCTCATATACTAATAAATCTGGTAAAGATTTAAGCTCTTCAGTTATTGTTACAAGAGGATATATTAGTGTTAAGAACTGTGCTTTTGAAACTCCATATGCTCCAGTTATATCTATGGGAGGAGGGATTGGTGATGATTATATACTAGGAGCTAAAGGCAAATGCAGAAAATTTGAATTTGAAAACAATACTGCTAATTGTGCAGGTTATTTCTTCTATGCTACAGATGTTAATAATACTGTAGGAAGTACTATTATTAATAATAGAATACACATTGCTCATACTAGAATTAAAATTAGAGGAAATAGTTATTACTGGATGGCCGCACTAGCAACTTGTTTTTATAATAATGATTCAGAATCTGCTACCTATACAGTGTCTGATTTAGATAATGTGTCTATTGCATATAATACTATAGTAACTAATGCAAATGAGCTTCCTAGTACTGGTATGAGTAGTACTACCCAAAAGGCTACTAGTATTACTACAAGAATTGTAAACAGTAATTATACTTTGTTTAAAGGAAATACTGTTGATGGAGTTGTTAAAGGTCCTGAAGATGAACAGTTATAACCAAGTAATTTATAAATAAATAAAATAAATATGGAAACGATAGAAGGGAAAATATCTGAGATAACAATAGAAGATAAGACTAATCGATACAAGTTTACTTTTGAAGAAAAGAAGAAACTGAATATTCTTATTATAGGAGATGCCCAAATATTTGCTCATGTAAAATATCTTCCTTTTATATTAGAGTCTGCTGGAATAAAATGTACAATAGGGGTACTATCTATGTGGGTAGGAGGAATAACACAATTGGGATGGGCCCAAGGAATGTACTATCATTATACAAATGGGGAAACATATTGGGATGAAGCTACTTATTTTAGTGGAACAGATAGTGTTATTAATACTTCTGATAATTGGAATATATTAATTATTAATGATCGTAATGGTCAGGGAGAATATGGAGGCAGTGAAATTAATAGCTATAGGATATGGTCTGTAATTAGAGGTTTTTGTACAAAGTACAATATTAAAGCTTCTATTGGATTGGTAATACCTTGGCATCCTATTAGTAAGGAGTTGTTAACTAATTTATCTACTTGTATTGATGAAATTTCTTATTGGAAAGATTCAGTTTTGAATTATTCAGGCTGTCATTGTATTTGTGATTTTATAATCCATGAAAGTTTGGCTTTAACTTTAGCATCATGTGTATGGTATAGGAAGTGGGATGTTGTAAAAGGAATGGTAGAAGCAGACCATATAGAAGATTCTCAAGTAGATGATAATGGAGCTCCTATAATCTGTGCTGGAGCGCAAGGGCTAACAACTAGTTATTTGTATGCTGCAGCAATAAACAAATACCTTGGTTTAGGCAAAAACTTGCATACAATTTCTTGGTGTGATCCGTATGATGATACTACAAACTATAATTTAACTCCTTATCAAGATTACTTTGACGAAGGAAGTGATTTAACAACTCCTCGTTATTATAATAGAGCTGGAGATAGTGAAGTGTTGGATGTAATAGAAGATATGGAACAATTTAGCTGTGCTTTTGATATAGTTAATATTGTCAATACTCAAGCAGATGCTATTATTCAAGATTTTAAAGACATAATAAGTTCCGTATAGTCAAATGCAATAAAATAATGAGTACGACAAAAATAAAACAAGTAAAAAAAGAAACTGATTCTTCAAAAAGAAGAAGAGCCAATCCTGTAGCAGCAAAAGCAGGATATACTAAAACTCCAGGAAGAAGATATGGCTGTGGAGGGAAACTTAAATAGATTATTATATAAGGTTGTGTTGTTTTCTGTGAAGGTGATTCCTATGATTATCATGGGAATCTACCTTCTCAACACAATATTGTCTTATGTAGGTATAGACCTATTATTGTTTTCCTATTTAGTACAGTTCTTGTTTATAGGTTTAATGTACTTAACTTCTTATGCTTTTAAGTTCTGTTCTTGGCATAGAATGTTTATTCACTATATCTTTATTACTTTAGTATTAAATATCTGGGATTATCATATTGGAATACCTTTATCTGATAGAGGCATTCTTTCTCTCTATATAATCATTACTTCTATTTGTTTATTATCTGCTATTTATTTAAAGTTTAAAGCATGCAAGCATCAATTATCAGACTGTTAGTAAATCAACTTAGAAAGACTGCTGATAAAATAGAGGCAGGAAATTGTGAACTCAGTGATTCAGAAGCAATGGATATAATGGGCATTATATCTCATCAGGCAATGAGTAAAGCAGATGCTTGTGCTTATCTTAATATAAGTAGAAGTAGATTTGATGATTTAGTAAAGGAAGGAAAATTACCAAAAGGCAAGAAGAGAAGAGGTTTTAAAGAGCTTGTCTATTATAAAGAAGATTTAGATTTAGCACTAAAGTAATGAGTTTTATCTCTAACTATTTGATAGTTAGGGATTTATTTTATTTATAGGCATTGTTTTCATTCAGTTAGTTTATGTTCTATCTTTGCACTGTACTTCGAGGTATAGTGTTTTTTATTTTATTACTAACTAGATTAAAACAATTTTACTATTATGGGAGAAAATGGAGTTTTAGTATTCCCTGATGCTGCCAAGGCTGCTTCAAGTTTAGATCCTAATCTCTTACTTGCCTTACAGAATAATGGTGGTTTTGGCAATAATAACTGGATTTGGATTCTTTTCCTTTGGATGCTTTATGGCAACAATGGTTGGGGAAACAATGGCTTTAATGGAAACAATGGAACAGGCTATCTTGCCAATCAGATTAGCAATGGTGAAGGCAGAGATTTGCTTCTTCAGGCTATTAATGGCAGGGCTGATGCTATTGGTCAGCTTGCACAGATTACCAATACTGGTATTGACACTGTGAAGAATGGTATTTTTGCTCTCCAGAATGCTATCAATCAAGTTGGCAATCAAGTGGGCATGAGTGGTCTCCAAGTGCAGAATGCTGTACAGGCTGGTAATGCTGCTCTTAGCCAGCAGCTTTGCAACTGTTGCTGTGAGAACAGGCTTGCTACTTTAAATCAGACTAATGCTCTGCAGAGTCAGGCAGCTGCTAACTATTCAGCATCTACTCTTCAGGCAGCCCAAAACCAAGCTGCTGCTCAGCTTCAGATGGCTCAGATTGAAAGTGCTGATCAGCTTGCTGTATGTCAGCAGACTAATCAGTTGGGAAGCCAGGCAGATAGGAATACTAATAGTATCTTGAATGCTATTGCAGGACAGAATACCTTAATTACACAGGAATTCTGCGCACTTAAGGAGAGAGAACTGCAGAACAAGATTGATACTCAAGGAGATATTATTACTCAGCTTAGAGGACAGATTAGTAATGACAAGCAGACAGAGGCATTTAATGCTGCATTTAATTCTTTGAATGATAAGATTAATAGCATTGCTGCACGTCAGCCTAATACTGTTCCTGTGCAGTGGCCTAACATTGTAGCTGCTAATGCTACTCCTTATGTGGGCAGTGTTTATGGTGGATATTATCCTCAGAATAACTTCTGGAATTAATCAGGAAGGAGGTGAACTATGAATGGTTCTACTAATTATCCTGTTAACTTTTCTAATATGAGAGGCATACCAATGATTGCTTCAACTTCTGTAGAGGTTACTGATACCAATGTAGTTATTGGTCTTCCAAGAAGAGCCTTTAGAGGATTGGCAGATAGTGGTATTCTTGCATTCAGACTTACTCAAGAGATTCCTACAACAGGAGCTGCTCTTCCTGTAGTATTCAGCTCTGCTGATTTTCTTCAGACTTTGACTGTAGTTGGAGGTACAGCAGCAACAGGAGCTCAGGTAACTCCTGCAGGTGTATATCTGATATGGTATGATAAGTGTGCAAGCACTATGCAATTATTGACAGTTGCCCCATAAATATTAATAAATAAAAGTATTAACTATGTTTTCAAATTTAAGTAAAGGCAGTGTATTGTATGGTTTGGATACTAAAGATAAAGTCAAAGTATTCACTGCATCAGTAGAGATGGTATCTTTACCTTATCCTAGAAATACTCAAACTACATTTGGACAATTACCAGAAATGGTTGTTGATATTGTAGTTAATGTAGGAGGGGAAAAGAAAGAATTTAAAAGAGTTCCTGCTAATAATCTTATTGCTGATTTTGGACCTAATACTTTAGTATTATCTGATACTAAAGATTCTCTGATTAACTATATAAAATCATTAAGACAAGAGAGTAAAAATGTTGTAGATAGCTATCCAAGACATCAGGAATTAATTCCTCAGTATGATAAAGCATTACAAGATTTAGATCCTGGTATTGCTAATGAGAATGTAGTAAAAGAGTTGAGAAATCAAGTATCTACAATGCAGAGTCAATTTGCTGAAATACTTGCCTTACTTAAAGCTGATAACTCTAAAAAATAAAGATATGGTAGTAATGTATAGAATGTCTGCTGAGAAAAGAGACAAGATGATCCACAAGTTGGACAAGATGATGGATTTCCTTGAAGAGTACAAAACTTGCCTTGAGGAGGCTTCTGAAGAAGAGGAATATCGTGGTGGAAGTTACCGCAAGGATAAAGAGTGGGATGAAGAGGAGTCCTATAGAGGTGGTAGATATAGATATCGTCGTTAATTATTAATGGGCTTGGCTCTGTCAAGCCCTTTTAAATTCTAAGCTATGTACAGTACAAAGACAGGAAGTTATGATGAGATACCTGATGGTATGAAGTACTACATTAATAATTATGGTTGCCATTTCAATAAGAAACTTAGTGATGAGGCAGCTAGAAGAATGTATGCTATTACTGCAGGTAAGAAGACCAGAATAAAACCTTATACCAAAGAACAAGTTGATACTCTACTTAAAACCTATAATATAGAAATCCAAAGAGGAAAACTCTATGATTGTGTATATGTAGCTAATATGTGTAAAGCTGATTTCTTTGGTAAGTCAGTACCTTCTGAAGAGCATCTTGCTAAATATATTAAAGATGTAATTGATGATGTTGATGCTACAGAAGGATATGTGTTTAATAGGTTTTATGCTGATTGTATGTTTATGGATAATCCTATAGATTGGGAAGACATGATATGATTAAGCAAGTATTTCATATAAAGAACTATTGGAAGGTTATAGTCTACTATAATGTGGACTATAACTTTTTTGATATTATCAGAAAAGATCTTGTAAAAATAAATGCTTCTGATACAACTATAGATGATATTTATTATAATTTAGTTGTAAGAGAAGCTAAAGGTGCTACTTATAGCAATACCCATAAACATGTTAGTATAATGTTGTTTAATCACCACTCTTCTAAAACTGACTATATTAATACTGTTGTTCATGAGGCAGAGCACGTTAAGCAGGCAATGTTAAAAGTGTATAAGGTAGAAGACAAAGGGGAATCTCCTGCTTATACTATAGGATATTTACTCTCAAAAATGTACCCTGTAGTAATGAAGATTATAAATAGACTGTCTGTTTTTTAATATTAGTAGTTTTTTAATGTGATTCCTTTCAGGAATTAATTATCTTAATTTTGTGCTTCGGAAGAATAGGTGTTTTATGGATAATTTCATATTTAATAAATGTCAGACTTCTCTAAAGGAATTAGAGTTACAAAAATACCCTGAAGAAGTACAGGAAATGTTTTGGGGCTTCCTTAATAATGTGCCTTTTATTAAATGGATGGTATCTCCAGATAGGCCTCTTATATCTGAGTTACCAAGAGATAAATATGGTAGAGCTATTATTGATGTTGCCCATCCTCCTATACTTGAAGGCTCAGACTATTTCAGAAGTACTGCTCTAAAGTGGCAGGAAAGAGGTTCATATACCCATCTCAGGCCTAGCATAAATCCTAACAGCGATTTTGGTAAATGGCTGTTAGAAGAGAAAAATAGAGGCTGGGAAGGGTATGTGAATCCTAAAACAGGAATGTGGGTAACTGGAGATTACTATTGGATGCTTAACTATTGTCCTATACATATGGTTGTTAAAAGGGATGATGGTTTGGAAATGCGTGCTACTAGGCATCCTAAATTTTGGGATGGGCAATTTTTGATATCTCATTATATATATCAAAGTAGAATTAATAAGCATCATTCTGCATATCTTGCTAGTCGTGGTAAAGGAAAAACGTCATTTGCTGCTGCTATGCTTGCCAAAAGATTTATTATAGGAGAAGCTTCTGATAACAGGAAAGAGGTACAATGTATGGTTACAGCAGCGGATAGAACAAAGCTGATAGGTACTAACCAGATACTTGATGTATTTGTAGACAACATAGACTTTTGTGCCAAAAACACTCAATTTGATTCTCTCAGATTAAAGAGTAGTATACAGGAGTTATATTGGGAGATGGGATATAAGAAAAGAGGTAGTGATGCTGCCTATGGTTCTAAGAATTCAGTATCCGGCATTATTTCAGGTATTAACCAAGATAAGCTTAATGGTTCCCGTGGTGTGCTTTATCTTATAGAAGAGGCTGGTATCTTTAGAGACTTAAGAGATGTATATAGTCTTATAAGGCCTTCTGTAGAACAGGGTTCTTCAGTGTTTGGATTAATTTGTCTTTATGGTACAGCAGGTAATGAGCAGAGTGATTTTACGTCATTTGCAGAAATGTTCTATTCTCCAGAAGGATATAATATAAATTCCCTTGATAATGTTTTTGATAAAGAAGGGCAGGGCAGACAGAAATGTGCTATGTTTTATCCTGCATATATGAACTATGATGATAGTTGTGTAGATAAAGATGGTAACAGTGATGTTACTAAGGCTTTGCTTACTTTATGTGCAGATAGATACAAAGTTAAATATGGCACTTCTGATATTAATGCTATAACTAAGAGAATCTCCCAATATCCTATTACTCCTCAAGAGGCTATTATTAGGAGTCAAGGCAACGTGTTTCCTGTTACAGAATTAAATGAAAGACTTAATCAAATAGATAATAATCCTAGTGAGTATGATGATGTTTATGTTGGTGAGCTAGTACAGGAAGGAAGTAAAGGAGAAGTAAAGTTTAATCCTACTATCGACGTACCCATAAGGAATTTTCCTACTGCTGATAATAAAGTTAAAGGGGCTATTGAAATATTTCAGATGCCTGAAAAGAATGCTAATGGTGAAATTCCTTTTGGAAGATATATAATTAGTTTTGACCCTGTAGATTCAGATGAGGCTAAGACAATGTCTTTAGGCTCATGTCTTGTATTAGATTTGTGGACAGATAAAATAGTGGCTGAGTATACAGGAAGGCCTATGTTTGCGGATGATCTCTATGAGATAGTAAGAAAGATGTGCTTGTTTTATAATGCTTTATGTATGTATGAGCAGAATATTAAAGGTACCTTTTCTTATTTTAGTTCTCATAATTGTTCTCATCTTCTTGCTACTACTCCTGAGTATTTGAAAGACAAGCAGCTTGTTTCTAATATAGGGTATGGTAATAAAGCTTGTGGTATTCATGCTACTGTACCTATTATTAATTATGGATTTAGACTTATAAGAGATTGGCTTTTAAAATCAGATACTAAAATAGAAAAGGATGCAGAAGGCAATGAGGCGGAAGTGACTTTGCCTCATTTGTATCATATAAGAAATAGAGCATTATTGCAAGAGCTAATTCAATGGAATCCTAATGGTAACTTTGATAGAGTAATGTCTTTAGTACAGCTGATGTTGTATAGGGAAGAGAAGATGGTGTTGTTTCAAGGAAATCTTAGGAAGCAAGAAACAAGTTCTGGTCTTGAAAATGATGATTATTGGGAAAGAAATTTTCATCCTTCAAGGGCAAAAACAAACAGAAGCCTTACTAATTTTTTTAGATGATATTAGTAAACTATTAATATTTAAATGATAACTTATTGTTATAGATAATTTTGCATATAGAGTTTTAACTAAGAGAGGAGAATAGCAATGGATGAAGAGTTAAGTTTTGACAATATCCTTGGTGAAGATGAGATTGAAACCTTATTCGTAGAACCTGAGGATAACAACGAAGAGCCTGAAACTTCAGAAGAAGAGCAGGATGATGATGAAAAAGAAAAGACTACTGAGGCTGTAAGTCCTGATGAGTTGTTTGAGGAGACACAGCCAGAGAGCGTAGGTAGTGGAAAGAAAAAAGAAGAAAAAGGGGAAAAGGAAGATGCTGTCCCTGAACAAGACAGTGGTACTTCTCCAAAAAACTTCTACTCTTCCATTGCCAGTGCTTTGGCAGTGGACGGTATCTTCCCTAACCTTGATGAAGATACAATTAGTAAGGTTGACACAGCGGAAGCATTTAGTGATTTGATTGAAGCTGAGATTAAAGCCAGACTTGATGATAGGCAACTTAGAGTATCTCAAGCACTTTCTAATGGTGTAGAACCTTCTGATATTAGAAAATATGAAAATACATTAAATTTCATAGCTTCTATAACGGAGGCATCTATAGCAGAAGAAGGAGAGAAAGGAGAGACTCTTAGAAGAAATCTTATTTATCAAGACTTCCTTAATAAGGGGTATTCTCCTGATAAAGCTCAAAAGTTTACAGAAAGAACTATTGATGCTGGAACAGATGTAGAGGATGCCAAGGAAGCTCTTCAAAGTAATAAGGAATTTTTTCAAAATGCTTATAACAAGCTTTTACATGAAGCTCAACAAAAAGCAGATGCTGAAAAGGCAGAGAGGACTAAGCAGGTTGAGAAAGTTAAAGACTCCCTTTTGAAAGATAAAAATCTTTTAGGTGATCTTGAATTGAGTCAGGATATTCGTAAAAAGGTAGTAGACAATATCTTTAAGCCTGTTTATAAGGATCCTGATACTGGGGAATACCTCACAGCAATTCAAAAGTATGAGCTTGAGAACAGAAGTGATTTCCTAAAGTATGCTGGTCTTGTGTTTACCCTAACTAATGGATTTACTGACTTTGATTCCTTTACTAAAGGTAAAGTGAAGAAAGAAGTCAGAAAAGGTCTCAGAGAGTTGGAGCATACTCTTACTGGCATGAACAAATCTTCTGATGGAAATTTAAGAATGGTTTCCAATGGATATGGAGATCCAGAATCATTTATTGGTAAGGGTATAAAGCTAGACATTTGAGACTACATTATATAGAATGTATTTTTAATGTTTAACTTTTTATAAAAATGGCTGGAAAATTAGGTAAATTTCAGAGACAGACTTTTAGCCACTGGAAGGGTTGACTCACAAGTTAAGCCCTTGTAAAATCGGGTAAAATCGGTGAAGCCCTCCAAATTAAAGTCAAGGGTAATACCGAGCTAAGGCAGTGGATAATACCACTGAACAGTGTAACGCATAGAAGATGAACCTATGAATGGATTTATTTACATCATAAAGAATACTGTAAACAAAAAGGTTTATATAGGTCAGACCAAAGTTTCAGTAGAACTAAGATGGAAAGAACATTTAAGACATGCTCAGTACGGAGATCAGTTAATAAACAGAGCGATGAAAAAGCATGGAGTAGATAAATTCTTTATTGAGACATTAGAGCTTTGTGATATTTCTTTGTTAGATGAGAGGGAAATGTATTACATTGATTTGTATGACTCTACAGATAAATCCAAGGGATATAATGTAAGTATTGGAGGAAATACTCCAAGATTCAAAAGGAAAGTTTTAAGCATATCAGATTTAATAGATTTATATGTAAACAAGCAATTTCCTTTAAAAAAGATAGCAGAAAAATATAATGTATCAAGATACATAATATGTTCTGAGCTTACAAATGCAGGAGTGACAATTAGAGATAGGCATAATTCAGCTTGTAAGACAAATAAAACGTCAAAGAGATGGATTAAAGAATGCTTAGAGAAAGGAAAGAGTTTAAGAAATGCTGCAAAAATAGCAAAAATGACTTACTCTACTTTTAGGAATGCCTGCAAATATCACAACATAGAATATAATTCTTCCAAGAGTGCCCGACACTAGAAATAGTGAAAATATATGCTGGACTTACACAATGGTAAAGTGTAAGAACTATGGGATAAAAAGCCCGTAGGATAACAGAACGTTGACTAAGGATAACCATCTTGGCGCAATCTTTCAGTTGCAACCCCAGAAGGCTACTAATCTGATGGTGCAGTTGCTTGCTTGGTATAGAGGCAAGACTCTTGATACTTTCTTGTCACAGTTCCCCACTAAGGAGTTTGATACTGATGATGAGTACACTTGGGATGTTATTGGAAGTTCCAGAAGGAATATTCCTCTTGTAGAAGCCCGTACTGTTGATGGTACTATTGTAGATAGTAACTGTGAGTATAACATTGGTATTGGCGGTGAACCTTTCTATCTTGTGTTTGGTGAGGACTGGTTTGCTGATGGCGAGGTGATTGTTGGTGAGCTTAATGAGCTTTATCCCTTCAGAATCCTTGGTGATGGCAGATTTGAGGGTACCAATACTGTATATAAGGTAGAACTCATGGGTGGTATTACTACTGGTGTTCCTGTTGATCAGGTGCTTCCTGGCAAGAGATTCTCAGTTGAGTATGCTCCTGTGGAGAGAACTCTCAGTAGAAAAGTTGGTGATATTCGTTTCACTAGCCCTGTGGCTATGAGAAATGAGTTCACTACTATTAGAATTCAGCACAAGGTTCCTGGTAATATGCTTGGCAAGAAGGTTGCTTTTGGTATTCCTGTAACAAGAGAGACTAATGGTAGATACGTCAAGGACACTGTTAACATGTGGATGCATGAGGTGCAGTGGCAGCTTGAGCAGCAGTGGAATGACTACAAGAACAATGTGCTTGCCTTTGGTAGAAGCAATAGAAATCTCAATGGTGAATATCTCAACTATGGCAAGAGTGGTGAGGTTATTCGCATGGGTGCTGGTCTTTATGAGCAGATGGAGGTTTCCAATACTATGCCTTATAACACCTTCTCTCTTAAGTTGATTGAAGATGCTCTCTATCAGCTTTCTGCTTCTAAGCTTGATTGGAATGAGCGTACTTTTGTCATCAAGACAGGTGAGCGTGGTGCTATTCAGTTCCATAAGGCAGTGCTTGATACTGTTAGTGGCTGGACTGCTTTCCAGATTAATGGTGACCAGCTTGGTATGGTGAGAAAGACTAACTCTCCTCTCCATGAGAATGCTCTTACTGCTGGCTTCCAGTTTGTTGAGTTCCAGGCTCCTAATGGTGTCAAGGTGAAGGTTGAAGTTGATCCTTACTATGATGATCCTGTGAGAAATAAGATTAGTCATCCTATGGGTGGTCCTGCCTTCTCTTACAGATATGACATCTTTGATATTGGTACTATGGATCAGCCTAATATCTTCAAGGTTGCTGTTAAGGGTCAGAATGGTGACTTCACTAGTTATGAGTGGGGTCTGAGAAATCCCTTCACTGGTCAGATGGGTAATCCTTATGCAAGCCATGATGAGGACAGTGCTACTATCCACAAGATGTGTACTACTGGTATTTGCGTGCTTGATCCTACAAGAACCATGAGCCTTATTCCTGCTTTGCTAGTAGGTTAATTTTCATAGTAATATAGGTTAATTGTTTGACGTGAGGCAGTGAGGGAGTTCTTCCCTCCTGCTCTCACAAATTTAAAAGGAGAATATAAAAATGGGTAAAAAGAGAGTAGAAGAGAATGTCAATACTAATGTGGTAATAGATGATGCTTTTGAAGAGGCTCCTAAGATGGAAATTCCTAAGGCTCCTGTCTATAACTACAAAGAAGAAAAGAAGATTGAACAGACAGCATTTGATGAGCCTGTAAACTGTTTGAGAAATGAGAGAATTATCGTAAGGTTTATTCCAAGGCCATCAGCAATGGTACAAAATCCTAAACACATCCTTTATGGGGGTATGGCAGAGAATGCTACAAGGAGTTTTGTAGTACCTAGATATAACTCTACAGGATTGTTCAAGAATGTACTTACTGATTCAGAGAAAGCATTCCTTGAGAAGGTAATGGGACTTGAATATAATGCTCTTAGTATCTATAGAAAGAAGGATAACTTTTGGGATGATAGCAACCCTATGGGTATAGGAAGAGTTACTCTTCATAAGCAAGATAACTTTCTTGACTTGAGTATTCCAGAAGACTACATTAAATATAAGATTCTTCTTGCTAATAAAGATGCTATTTGCCCCTCAATGCAAGAGCTTGAAGACAGACCTAAGGCAACTTATCAGTATGTCATCATCTCAGAGAATACAGAGGCTAAGATGAATCTTAATAGGATGGATGTAACCATGAAGAGTTACATGGAGTATGGTAAGATAGAGGATGATGTTGATACTTTGAGAGTCCTCATAGAACTCCTTGAGAAGAGGCCTCTCGCGCAGAAAGTCAAACTTGATTATCTTCAGGGAAAGGTCAATGAGTGGATTCAGAGAAATCCTAAGAAGTTCCTTCTTACTATCCAAGATGAATATCTTTCTGCTAAAGTCCTTATTAAGAGATGTGTTGAGGCAGGCCTCATAGGAATGAAGAATGATACTTATTATCTTAGACAGGATGGTTCTCCTTTGTGTGATTTAGGAGAAGAGAGCACTCTTAATAATGCTGCTAGATATATTAGTAATATCAAACACCAAGAGCTGAAGTATATGCTTGAGGCTAAACTTAAAGATTAAACATAATGACTATTCAAGAGTTTTCAGATCAATTTGATGTTCTTTGGAACAACATAGCTTCCAATCAGGCACCTGGCTTGAATGAGTATGAAAAAAGTGTTTTCCTGACTAATGCAGAAAAACAACTTGTAAGAGAGTATTTCAATGCCAATGTTGATGGTGTTGGAAGAGGATTTGATGGCTCTCAGAAAAGGCAGTATGATTTCTCTAAGATTATAAAAACAGTTTCTTTGTTTAATGTTAATACTTACGAAGAAAGAGTTTCTGATGCTGATAAGATAGATAGAAGGAGCGAAGTATTTCTTCTTCCTGATGATTACTTTTTATCTGTCAATGAGATTATTTCAGATGATAAATGGCAATTTTCAGTAATGGCTATAGACTATGCAGAGTATCAAAGACTTATGCTGAAGCCTTATAGTTATCCTGTTAAAAGAGGAGCCTGGAGGTTAATTACTAATAAAGTAGGAAGTAATTCATACAAAGAAGATGGGTACTCTTTCTCCTCTACTTGGACAGAAAACAATCACTCTCTTTTGATAAACATTATTGTAGAAACAAGAACACTACAGGAAGGACCAGAGCCTTTTATTTATAATGGGGAATCTATGGGACTACTTGTAGACTATCGTCCTGAAAGAAGTGCTGGAAGGATTAGGTATGATATTACTTTAGATCCTACAGTAAGACTGTTAAATCTTGATGATGCTGGAATTATAAAAGCTATTCAGGAATTCTTTAAGCAGTGGATGGAAAGAGTTAAGGATGCAGAAGAAAGGGGAGAAGAGCCTGTTAATGGTTGGTCTTCAGAATATGGGGGACTGTGTAAAGCAACAGATGCTTTTTCTAATGTTTCTGCTCCTGTAGGCAAATACAAGATGCAAGAAGTTGATAGTAGAAATATGCCAAAAGCATTTTCTTTTCAGACTTCTTACAAGTTATTGCCTGTAGTGGAAATAATAGGAAAGTTTAATAGTACTCCTCAATATCAATTAAGGTATGTGAGAACTCCTAATCCTATAATCTTGGATAATCTTGCTATTTATGGGGACGATCTTACTATTGATAATCAGCATGGTCCTGTTGAGTGTGAGCTTCCTGAGGAAATGCATGAGGAGATTCTTGAAAGAGCAGTCACTTTAGCCAAGATAGCATGGCAGGGTGGTACAATGACTCAAGCAGCACAAAGTAACAATAGAGAGTAATAGACTATGACTAATCAAGAATTCAGTGATACTTTTGATGTCCTTCTCAACAGTTATGCTGAAAAGATGGCAGAAGGAGAGCAGGGAGCAAGAATAGATGTTGTTCTTGATGAATATGAAAAGTCTGTATACCTGACAGAGGCTCAAGATGACTTGGTGATAGGTCTATATACTGGAAGGAATAACTTTGGTACCTCTTTTGAAGAAACAGAAGAGATGAGAAGATATCTTTCTAAACTGGTTAAGGATGATGTTCTTTATGAAGAAACTAATAGTTCTGGTAAACCTATAGGAGTATCTAATTCTCATTTCTTTACTTTGAAAGATGATGTTTGGTTTATTACCTATGAGAGAGTTGACTTGAATGAAGAGAGGTGTGGAGAAACAGGTTCATTAGAGGTTATACCTGTAACACAAGATGAATATCATAAGATAAAGAGAAATCCTTTTAGAGGAGCTAATAATAGGAGAGCACTTAGGCTTGATTTGGCAGATGGACTTATTGAAGTAGTATGCAAGTTTCCTGTGAAGGATTATTATCTTAGATACCTTAGAAGACCTAATCCTATTATCCTTACAGATATAGGCAACAATGGTGATGATGCATTAGAGATTCATAGTAAATCTACTGAAACTCCTTGTGAATTACATGAAGCTTTGCATCAAAGGATACTTAATAATGCTGTTGCTATGGCTTATCAAAGCAGAGCCAGATCACAGCAATCTAAATAAATGTGATTTTATAACGTCTGAGACTTTTAGCCAGAAGCTCAGATAATGTCTAACTTAAACTTTTTATATTATGGTTTTTAGTACAAATCAGAATAGGCATTTCTTTGTTGTCAAAACTTTCAACACAGAAGCGGCTACTGGAGATACTTGGCTTCAGAAGACTCTTGGAACTCTTGAGGCTGGTGAGATTGGAGATATAGATAAGAAGCTGTATTTCCGTTACATGGGTCCTGCAGGTCCTATCAAGACTGACTACATCCCTCTCAAGAGCATTGAGTATGTTAGAGTTACTAAGAGTACTGCCCTTAGAGAAGTCCTCAAGAAATTTAAGGTGACTCTTGATTCTGATTATCTTGATAGTGGTAAGCCTATTGCAGGTCAGGACTATGTGCTTAGAATTGCTTTCAGACAGTTCTATGGCATGAGTGATGAGGATCAGTATTTCAAGGATGCAGTTGTCCATGTGACTCCTGGAATGACTACTGCTCAGTTCTACAAGAAGATGGTAGAAAGTCTTAATCTCAACTTCTCTAGAGAGCTGGGAGCAACAAAGACTGCTAACCCCTATCTTGAGTTCAGTGCAGGCACTGCAGGTTCAGAGGATGGTATCTACATTACTGAGAAGGAACAGGAGTGGATTCTTGGTGTTGCTGCTCAGCAGAGAGTGATGTTTGAGGTGTTCCCCACTACTATCTTTAAGGATGGTGATGACTTTATTTGGGGTGAAGTAGAGGACATTACTCCTCCTAAGACTATTGAGGATACTGATGAGAATTCAGAGACCAATGGAGAGCAGATTCCTAATCCTGAGTGGGAGAGTGGTTCTATTCCTGATGGCAAGAAGATTGCTGATCTTGAGTATTTCTGCATGGGTGAGAGAGGTGACCAGTATAGAATGGTTGGTTGGCCTAATATTGTTCCTACCACCTATCTTGTGGATCCTTCTAAGGAGTACAATGTTCTTGATATTCACTTCTCTTTCAGAGATACTGGTGTCAACAGTTACAAGAGTGAGAAGGATATCATCTTTGTAGGTGTGGTTCCCACAGGAGGTGCTAGCGATGTTATTGAGCAGCTTGCTACTTATCTTGGTAATAAGCTGGAGTGTGACATCGAAGTAATAGAGTAGTTCCATTTTACTTTTGCGAATTATTGTTCTATACAATGGGAGGAGAGGCTTGGTCCTCCCTCCCTTTCTTTTTAATTTAAATGTGAAGATATGCAATACTTGAAGCTGATTATTTCTAATAATGCTCCTAATACAAGGAGTGTCATTTGGGCAAAACCTATAGAGGGAGGATATGCTTTATATATTTTTGGCAATGGTATGTGGAAACCTTTGAAGGCTGTTGATGATAAGGGTACTTCTTCCATATCAGATGATACTATTATTTCTACAAGCGGATCTCTTAGTGCTAAAATCTACGAGCTAGAAGATAGTACTTATGGTATTAAACTTTCTTCTTCAGAAGAAGATATTTTTGAGCCTTTGGAGGAAAGCACTATTTAATTATCTTGTTTAATACTTATATGCCATGGTAATATTTGATCAGTTAAGGATCTCTGACAAAGGAGATCAAATGTATATAAATGCCCATATTAACAAAGCAACATATAAAGATGCTGCGGGTAACCAGCAAGAGTACTTCAAAGATATGTACATTAAGAAGCTGACTATCATGGCAGCAGATGATGTTTCAGAAGATACTCCTTGTGTTGTTCCTGATGATGTAGAGAAGATTCTTCATGAGCAAGAGTTTCCTGAGGGCACTAAAGAGATAAACCTGATTATTCCTTTTTGGGACTTTAGTCATATAAGACTTGCAGATGATCCTTGTGTCAGACAGTTTACAATAAAGGAAATGATAGGTACTTTATTCTTTGTGTTTATAGAGACAGAAGGAACTCCTAGTGACTGCGTTCCTTGTTATGCAGATAAGACTACTTCAGTTGGGGTTACTTTTGATGAGAATGTTCTCTATCAAAGAGTAATGGATTACACAAGACAGTTGGCAAGTGATTGTACTATTCCTACAGAGTTTACAGATTTTATCTTGCTCTGGAATGCTTTCAAGGCTTCTGTTGAGACAGAGCACTATATACCAGCAATAAAGTACTATAATTTGTTGTTTGGCAAGGGTAATACTCCTCAATCAAGGAGTGGTCGTGCAATCAAAGGTTGTGGGTGTCATGGATAGAATACTATATGATTCTTTAAGCAGATACTATAATGCTTTAGAAAAAACAGGCTATATGTCTCACGACAACTCTTTAAAGCTTCTTCTTCTGATTTTCTATAGAGACTTTGTCTACAGTGATTACAGAGGATTACTTACAAGAGAAGACTACTGTTGGATTGAGAGAGCCCTTGAGTGTTTATATGGAACTACATGTTTAATACCTTATCCAGATTATCTAAAAATGGGAAAATTGAAATTAGGAGATATCTCAGAGCTTGCATGTAGAGTCAAGTCTCTTGAGGATGAGAAAGTTCTTAAGTTAATACATAACATAGAAGAAATGACCAATGATCCACATTCTGATGTTATTGTTAGGATAGAGGAAGAAGTAGAGGATAATAATGAGGAGGAAGACAATGCTGAAGATACTCCTATTATTACTGACCCTTCTCAGATTCTCTAGTAAAGAAGTCTTTTAGTAAATAAAACAGTATTATTAATGTGGCTCAGAGGTATGATAAAATATTATACCTTTGGGCCATAATAAATTATAACATTATGTTAGTAAAGGAAATAGTCTATATGTGTCTTGACCTTGCGAAGGCTGCTACTAGTGATGATTCTTTCTTCACTGAAGAGCATGTCATCTTTCTTATAAAGAAGTTCAGGAGCTTCCTTATAAAGAAAGAGCAGGAGAAAGAGAAGAATAGTACAGATATTGCCTCAGAGTTTGAGTATCAACAGATTTGTCTAAATCTAGAAAAGGTTCCTGCTATTGATGGTGATCCTTGTACAGGAGGTTATTACCTTAGGACAGAAGAGGAGATACCTAAGATTCTTGAAGGGACTCAGCTAAGAGTATACCCTGTAGACTTCTATCAAGGTATTAATGTTGCTTATGTTCCTAGAGAGAGAATGAGGTATGTAGGTACTAATAATTACTTGCGTAATATTATCTATACTTCATTAGGTCCTGATATGCACATGTATCTTAACAGTAGTAATCCTCAGTTCTTCTATTTGAAACAACTTAGAGTTAGTGCTATCTTTGAAGACTTTGATAAAGCTGCTGAGTATGCTTGTGATGATGAAGGTACTAGTGCTGCTTGTGATGTTCTTGAGGCAGAGTTTCCTGTAAGAGAATACTTGGTTCCTTCTCTGATAGAACTTGTAGTGAAAGAACTTGTTGGAGCTAATTATAAGCCTAAGGACACTGCTAATGACGCTGCTGATGATCTTGCAGACTTGGCAGCCTTCATAAGGAGAAACAGCAAGTCTGATTTACAGAAGCAAATTGAGGCATGATGAACTACAGTGACTTTGAAAATAAAATCTTGCGTAGGGGAGATGGAGTATTTAAAGTCCGTAATTCCTGGGGAGTGTATGATGCCTATAAACATATAAGGAAAAACAAATGGTATAATATTGGAAGACCTGTAAAGGAACAAGAGTTTTATTCTATAATCCGGAAGGTTAATATCTTGCTAGCTAAAAGTCTTTCTGACGGGGAGAACGTTATTTTTCCTTCTTGTATGGGATGTTTAGAACTTAGAAAGAGAAAGGCAGAAGCCTATCTTAAGGATGATAAAGTAGAAATTAATTATCCTGTAGACTGGAAGAATACTTTGGTATTGTGGTATAAGGATGAAGAGGAATACAATAAGAGGACTCTTATAAGAAGGAATGTACCATTTGTATACAAGATAGCCTATAATAAAAGAAGAGCTAATTATCAGAATAAAGGCTTTTATAAGTTTGTCCTCAACAGAAAGGTAAAGAGGGCATTAAGGGATAATATAGAAAAAGGTAAAATAGATGCATTATGGTAAGAGAATTACAATATACAAGTATAAGGAGAGTGTTGGATAATCTGTTGGATCATCCATTACTTAGAGATGTTAACCTTGAACAAGCAGTAAGATATACTTTACGCTTTATCGGGTTACATGGTTATGCTAAACTCTATCAAGATAAAATAGAAGATGTAGATATCAAGGATTTTAGAGGAATGCTTCCTTGTGATCTTATAAGCATTATTCAAGTTAAAGACTTGGATTCAGGAATTTGTTTGAGGGCTATGACAGATAACTTTACTCCAGGACTTGTTCCTCATGATAAGAGGCATCATCATCGCCCTCCACGCTTTGGAGTATACATACCCCCTACTTACAGCTCCTCTAGAGAGCCTGCTTTCAAGACTCAGGGTAGAGTTATATTTACCTCCTTCCCGAGAGGCAGAGTAGGCATTGCTTATAAGGCTATTCCTATTGATGAGGATGGGTATCCTCTGTTGATAGATAATGAGACTTACTTGGCTGCTCTTGAGGCTTACATTAAGATGAAAGTGTTTACTGTCAAGTTTGATACAGGGAAAATCCAGATAGGTGTTTTGCAGAATGCTCAGCAAGAGTATGCTTTTCTTGCAGGACAATTGAGAGATGAGTTTGTTACTCCGAGTATCTCTGAGATGGAAGCTATCTCTAGGTGCATCAATACTCTTATTCCTCAAGTCAGACACTTTGATAATGGCTTTGTTGATTTGGGTAATAGAGAGTATCTTGTTAATCATAGAGGTGGCAATACTGTTAGAAGAAGATTGCCTTTGAGAGGTATGGGAATCAAGCCTGGTGAGCTTGGTCCTGAGGATATTAATCTTCCTCCTCTGAAGGCTATTACTAAGGATGATGTTGATGAAGTTACTAATACCCATGCAGAATGAGACTATATGGAGACAAAGCATTAGACCAAACAGGACTTGCTTATTTATGGCAGAAGATCCTTAATCTTGTTAAGAAGTCTGTTCCAACAAAGATTTCTCAGCTTGAGAATGATAAGAAGTATATTACTGAAAAGGAGATACCTGGCTATACTAAAGAGGAGATAGATAGTCTTTTATCTGGCAAAGAGAATGTAATACCAGACTTGAATATTATTAGAGATACTACTAAAAATATTGATGGTAAAGCAGATAAAGTTTCTAGTGCTGTTTATGGAAATCTTGCTGGTTTAGATTTTAACGGTAATCTTATAAATAGTGGTATAGATGGAGAAGATGTAGCAGATCAAGAATTGACATTAGAAGAGATAAATAGTTTAATAAATTTTTAAAAGTAAATAAATATGGCAAAATATTTAGGAGAGACTGGTCTTATATACTTATGGAGTAAGATTAAGACATGGGTAAGTAATTATGCAAAGATTACTTCAAGTACAGGCAAAGACACTATTACTGCAGGTAATAATAGTGTTGACGTCTATGATTGGGCTCAAGCTAGCACTAAGCCTAGTTATACTGCTGATGAGATTAGTGACGGTACTACTTATAAAAGATTTAGTGCTACAGAGAAAGAAAAACTGTTTGGAATAGCAGCTAATGCTGATGTTAATATGATTGAAGTAGTAGAGATTCCTGATCCAAATGAGGTTGATGGTGATACAGTACAGCTTTCAAGAACAAATAAGATTATAAGCATACCTGCTGTAAGTAATATTCCTGGAGATGAAACTTATGGTCTTATGGCTCCAAGTCAAAAAACTAAGCTTGACAGTCTTTCTGATGATAGTGATGTAGTTCATATAGATGGAATTGAAACTATTAGTGGCTCTAAAGAATTCACTAATCAACTTACTGTTTCTAGTATTTGTTCACAGGTTTCTTATGATAATACTAGTGATTTTACTTGGATTACTAATGGTGGAAGTGGTCCTTATTCTTTACAAGATGCTCTTAATGCACGTGATAATCAAAATGCTTTTAGTAATGTAAAAGTAGGTAATTCTACTATTGCAGCCGATGGAACAACAGATACTTTAGAGCTTGCTGTAGCTTCTAACAGTGTGGTTTCTCTTACTGCGGATACTACTAATGACAAGGTAACTATAGATGTAGATAAAGACTTGTCAAAGTATAATAATACTACATCGGCCTTTATTGCTTCTTCTTTAGTGGGTGCTGCTAATGGTATTTGTCCTCTTGATGCTAATACTAAGATAGCTTCTTCTTATCTTCCTTCTTATGTTGATGATGTTATTGAGGCTTATATTAGAAGTGGACAAACTGCTCTTAGTTCTACTTGGCTTGCTACAGGAAGTGCATCAGGAACAGTTATTACTCCAGAGGCAGGAAAGATATATGTATTAATGAATTCAGATAGTACTTATTCTGAGAATACAGAGTTCAGATGGGGATCTTCAGCGTATGTAAAAATTAATGATGGTGGTATCTCTGAGATGACTACTGCTGAAATGGATACTGCAACATCAAATTGGACATAAAATAATTGTTATGGGGAAGTATATTGGAGCAAACGGACTGCAGTATTTGTGGGAAAAGATAAAAGCTTTTTTTACTCAAGCTCTCACTAATTACTATATGAAGAGTGAAATTGATGCATTAGTATCTAAACCTATTGAGTTTGAGAGATGGTATCAACCTTACTCTGCCAAGTTCACAGGGTCACGGAGTACCAATAACGGAGTTAAAGTAGAGAGTGGAACGGCAAAGATAAACACTATTTATGGTGTAACATTTGTGTGGAATCAGTTGTTTGATGCTGTCGGCACAACAGTGACACCTGTTGAAGATTCTACATATTTGCTGCAAATAAATGGTGTGAGAAGCATTGTTGTTGCGGATGCCAACACTGCGAACTTTGTGTCTACCACAGAGACTGACATGTGCATCAACTTGAGGCATTTATATGGTGCGGAGAATGGTGCTACCCCATTTACTATAGCGCAATTTGAGGAGTTCTTTCCCTTGCCATATTATTCTTATGATGCTGGCAGACTGATAAACATGGCTATCACGTCATTTACATCTCAAGGAACTGACAAGGACGGAAATGTTTTCTATAAAGCAATCAATCTACCTATCACTACTATGACAGGGAAATTGAATGGAATCGGAAATAGTGAGACTATTTTCTCGAATGGGATGGGAAATGCCTATGGACTTCCAAGTTCCATTTCTAACGCATACGCAGATAGTATTACAAAAGTAGGTGGTGTTTGGAAAGCGACTCAAAGAACACATTTTGTTACCATTAACTTGGCGAATGTCACTTGGTCAAACGCAGGGAGTTATAGTTCGCTATACAGTGCTACAAATGCTGTGATGCCTATTGGTACTGGTAATACAAGTTCTATAAATGTTGTTTGTGACAAGTTCGTTAGTAGACGAAATGCTGCTGGAAATTTTGTAAAAGGATATACTGCAATGTACCCAGGCTCAGTGGGTAACAACACTTGTTTTATTTTGTGTCGAGATGAGCCAAAAGTAGGTACCGCAAATTTCGCGTATCCCAAAAAGACGGCAAGTGTATATGTCCTTGACGATGAGTATCAAGCAATGCTGAATGAAGTTTTCCCAACTAATGACGGTGGTACGGAAATCGTCTACCCAAGTAATGGTGTTGCACCTGTAACCACTCCTGTAAATGTCAAAATTGATTATCCTATTATTGATTATGAGGTTAAGAGAATATGCGTTGAAAACTGGGGAGGAAATTATATTGAAGGTGAAATAACTTATGCAGAAGCGGCTGGCGTGACTGTTAGCACTACTACTGGACATTTTGACTACCAATTTAGAGGAAATACAAATATTGTAAGATTCAATGAATTAAAATATTTCAAAGGATTAACAAGATTTTCTCGTAGTGACAACGCAACAACAGGGTTTTTTGAGTCATGTAATAATTTGACAGAAATAACTCTCCCCGCCACAACTTCCACATGGGTTGGAAGAGTGTTTGGCAATTGTAGTAAATTAGTGACACTCGCAATAGATGGAACTTTGATAACATCCGATAGCGTCAGTTTTTCTGATTGTTTCTTCAATTGTAATAGTCTTAAAAATATTGTTGGAAATATTCATTATATAGGTCAAAGTATTAATTTTCAATATTGTCCATTAACTGTTGAGTCTGCTACAAAGATTATTAATTGCCTTTCATCAAATGGTTCTGGAAAAACTTGTAAATTAAGGAACGCAATGAAAACAACTTACGAGGAAGATGATGATTTTAACGCAGCAGTTACAACAGCGACTGCAAAAGGATGGTCAATCGCTTACGCATAAACATTATAGATATGACAACAAAAGAAAAGAATGGTTACACTGAGATGGTTGCTGATGAAGGAAAATTCCTTACGCAAAAAGAGGACACTGATGATAAGATGTTTGTCCTTGTGGTGCAGACACGGCATCCAGAAATGTGGGAAGAGTGTGATGCACAAAGAAAGAAAGAATGGGAAGATGCTCACCAAGAACAATATGATATTGAATAATTAAAATAAAGCTATACAATGGAAAAGAAAGCAATGGGGTGGAGAACAAAAGGCATGAACAGGGATCTTGCAGTCTCTGTCTTCAGTGCTGACTTTACCTTTGAAAATCATAATTTAAGATTAGCTACTACTGAGAGCAATACTCTAATGAGCTGGGTTAATGAAAAAGGACCTCAGTTATTTGGACTCAGTATAAATAAGAATCCTTGGATAGAGAATAGTACATATACTAATGAAGATCATATAGAAGGTATGGCTATTGGTACTGCTGTATTAAACCACCAATTAGTTATATTTACTACTACTTCAAGAGTAGATGAAAGGAGTGTTAATGATAGAGATTGTATTTATGTCTTTATTGAGAACAAGGAAGGAGGTTGTTCTTTGAAGGGTGAATTAATATATAAAGGTAATCTCAACTTCAATGCTCAGCATCCATTAGAAACTTTAGTATCTTATGAGGCAGAACATATACAGAAAGTATACTGGACTGATGGAGAGAATCAGCCTAGGGTTATCAATATAGCTGCTGATAAATCTAAATTAGAAAGGTGGAATCATGCTGATTCTAATGACCCACATGACTTTTCTATAGTAGATACCTTCTTTGATTTCATTCCTGCATTTAGTACTAATGAGGAAGTTGCTATAGTAAAGAACATATCAGGAGGTGGTTTATTTAGTCCTGGAACTATTCAGTATGCCTTTACTTATTTCAATAGATATGGGCAGCAAAGTAATATATTCTATCTTTCTCCTATTGATTATCTTACATTCTCTGACAGAGCAGGAAGTCCTGAGGAAAGAGTATCATGTGCTTTTACAATTAGTATAAGTGGTTTAGATCGTTCTTTTGATAAAGTAAGAATATACTCCATTCAAAGAACATCATTAAATCTTGATCCTATTGTCAGGATAGTAAAGGATATTACTATTGTAGGAGATAGTTTTACCTTTATAGATAAAGGAACTTCAGGTAGTGCTATAGATCCCACAGAGCTTTTGTTTGTTGGAGGCAGAGAGATTCATGCTCTTACTATGACTGATAAGGATAATACCCTCTTTGTTGGAAACTTTAAAGAGATTACCCCTAATACCTCTATATTACAGGCAAGGATAAATGAGTATAGGAGTAGTGAGAAAGATCAAGGTAGAGAATTAGTCACTTTTACATATGATAATGATAACAGCAAGACTCTATACTTAGGTACTGTTGATAGTTATTATTCTCATTATAATACCCTCAAAGAACAACAGCGTAAGATTACCACATATAAAGGTGGAGAAGAATATAGGTTTGGATTTCAGTTGCAAAAGAAGACAGGTGAGTGGGTACCTCCAATTTGGTTTGATGATGCAACTAATCCTTTATATCCTAATATAGACTTTAGCAATAACTCTGCTAAGCTTGTTTATGCTGAAGGAAATGTTCCTATATTTGATATAGAAGGATTTAAAGTCAGTGATTATATTAGAATCAGACCTGTAGTTATATTCCCATCTATTGTAGATAGAAATGTATTGTGCCAAGGTGTACTTAATCCTACAGTATTCAATGTGGAGGATAGAAAGGATAATTCTCCTTTTGCTCAAGCATCTTGGTATTTTAGACCTTATATTAAATCTTTTGCTGATTTAAACCCAGACTCATTGTATTATATTCCTAAGAGTGAAGCTACAGAACTTAAAGTAGAAAAGGGTTGGGAATCTTCTGATAAATTTAGTTTTGAAGACCAGGCCTGGTGGGAAGATCAAGTAGATCAGGTATATGTTTTAGTGGCTAAAATAGATAAACAATATGCAGCAGAAGTACTTGCAAGAGGATATCTTACTTATAGAGAAGGTACTAATGAAAATGATAATATACAGCACCTAGATTTTGATAGAGGAGTTATATTTCTCAAAGAAAATCCTTCTTATGTATGGTATGTTTTTGTAAGAGGCTCTTATTGGAGTGATCCTATTGTAGATGGTGAAAAATGTTATATGGATAGAGGTATTGTAGAAGCTTTTAAGACTGCAAGCCGTACACTTCCTGGTCAACCTTCTTCTGAAGAAATTTCTTTTAAATTATATAAAAAAGCAAAAAAGACTAGCACCTATAATCTCCTTTATTACGATGTTCTTCCTGAGAAATCTCATTGGTATGAAAATATAGTGAATTTAGAAGAGTCAACAGAAGAGATACCTAGAGGAGATTTTGGAAAATATACTTTTAAATTCGCAGTTGGGTTAGAAGAAAATCCTAGTACTGTAGAGGATGAAGCAGGAATATATTATAAGGTAGAAATTAAAAGGTCAGCTGTAGGAGATTATTCTTATGATGCTATAAGTAAAGACGGTGCTCCTTTAGCATTCTCTCATTATGCATCTATCCCTACACAAGAAGAGAGTAAAGCCAAAGAATGGCAAAGATCTGTAGAAATACAAGGATCTATAAAGTCCTATAATACCCCATTCTCTGAAGATAAAATACTAGTAAATGGAAAGGATGTACCTTCTAATACTCAGTTCTTTATAGATCAAAGTATTGTTACTTTAAATTCTCCTGATCTTGAGTTTAATACAGAAACTCAGATATATAACATGGAAGATATCAAACTAAGAATAGTTGGAGTGGTTCCTATCACAGCTAGTTATTCTTCTCATGCTATTTATAACTCTAGTGCTATGCTGGAGACTAATCATAATGATAATGGTAATGGAATATCTCATGAGTTTGGTAAAGGAGAAACAGGTATTAATGTGTATCATCTTAATACAAGTGCTTATGCAGCACAT